CCTCAGACCTCAGACCTCAGACCTCCATAGCTTAAACTCCCTGCAAAACATAAGCAAAAAGCCGCCAAATCCTTACGGAATTGGGGCGTTCCTCTAGTTTCAAACGAGAATTTAAGGTGAGAAAACGGAAAATGTATGTCACTTTCTAGGAAGTTTTATGACAGACTGAGAGCGACTTAGGACAAGTAAACCTCAATGTAAGACAAAAAGACCCCAACTTAGGACAAAACAGAAGTCGTTTTATGACAAATACAATAGGTTTTAAGACAAAATTCCTTCAATTTAGGACAAATTTTATCCAATCTAGGACAATTTTGGACAAAGTTAGGACAGATTGGCAAAGTTTTATGACACTTTCAACCCAATCTAAGACAAATCTGAGGGATTTTATGACAAATTTCATGAGAAGTAAGACAAGTTCGGACGATTTTATGACACTTTGAGAGAAATCTAGGACAAAATAAAATCATTTTATGACACTTTTTCATAAATTTAAGACAGAAAAACAGTAAGTTATGACAAAATTTAAGAGTTCTAGGACAAAGTTAGGACAGAAAAATCTGTTTCTGTGACACAAATCGAAGAGATTATGACAAAAATAAAAAGAGGTGTGACACCCCTCAACTACTGCTTTTCGGAAATCTAAAGGTAAGAAATAAGGGAGAAAAAGACACAAACTTTGCAAAAGTCTCGAAAATGTGGATACCGCTGTGAGAGACTAAAGGTTAGATTTAGTTCTCAAAACCAAACTGCAGACATTTTTCTCAGAATCAATTTTAAAGGCTCTCATTTGCTCCGTGTTGCATTTAAAATCGAAGTTGGACATATTATACCATATTAGGTTAAAATCGAATCTGGGGCAATCTGGAGCTTTTTAGAGAAATAGAAAAAGTGAAGACCAAAATCTTCACTTACCTTCTACGTTTTGTTGCACTGCTAGGTTTAACCTCTTCTTCAAAGCAGTCTGTGAAGTCTACTTCTTTCGAGGTGTAAAGAAAACCTAGACTACCCAAAACTAATACTGCGAGTAATAACCACAAAGTTCTTACTCCCAACCATCATCTGAGTTTGCTGCGCTCTCATAATCTACTTCAGCTCCGTCTCGGAAGCTCTTCTTGGTAAAGAGAGAGTAAATCCATAAACCAAAGTACCAAACAGTCACAACACCAACTACAAGTCCGAGGGGAACCGTAGCTACAATCACATCAAGATTGGAAAGACCAGTGAGACGAAGAATGAAAAGTACAACAACTGCAAGCATTGTAAAAATCATTGTTGCCATTAAAATTGCTAATGGTAAGTTCCATTTGTTGATATATTTCATCGTTTTAACCTTTCTTAAAGCCTACATTTGTATTCGCGCCCTGCGAGGCGATACCGCAATAAGTCTGAACCTTGGGTAACCAGAACCTCTCTAGTTACTAAATCAATAGTCTGACCTAAACCATGTTCTAGTAAGAGTTCGTAAGCTTCTTGTAGAGCTTTAAACTCTTCGTGAGAACCACCTTCAACGTCTGGGTGGACTTCCTTAGAGCGCTTTTTATACGCTTGTTTTAACATAGTCTTTTCTACAGTTACAACACCCTCAAAGCCGAGTGTTTGTAGTGCTTTCTTAATTCTTTGTAATTCTACCATAATCTATCTAAACGTGCAAGAATTTCTTTATTTGTAGTAGTTGGCGCTTGCCACATAAACGTGACTAGGGTAGCGCCCCACTGTGTAAGGGTGGCGAACCACCTTATAGTTGGCTTGTTTGTCTTGGTACTGAAGGATACGGTAAGGGTTATCGTCCACGAAAACCACTGTATCTGAGCTATCTTTTGCAGACTGTAAAAGACGAGCTAAAACCTTCTCTTCTTGTCTTAAGCTATAGAAAGACATGAAAGCTGAGTTTCCATAACCTAACTTATCAAGTAGTTCTCTTTTCTTTTCAGCAATTTCCTTATTAGGACTGAGACTGATAAAGCAAATATCCTCAGTATGAGATCCTACGAGACCTTCAAGATACCACTCTACTTCTTCGTTTACCTTAATCTCACCATATTGATAAAACTGAGGGTTTGAGAAGTGTTTTAACAAATCCTTCTTCAACTCATAAGACAACTGTTCTTCTGGTTCATAAGTCGGTTTGAAATCAACCAAACGACTTGCTGAATCAAGGAGTGTATTATCTAAATCAACATAAACGCGCAATCTATTACCTCACTGCTTTTTCTATTTTAACTCACGAAAAGTCTTTACTCTAAAGCTATAAAAACTATTTCATCCCATGTAAATTTAGAAAAGAATTTTAAAACTCTTTCTAAACTGAATTTATTGATAGTATTTTCTGAGTTCTCTATATAACTCTCTAAATTAAATTGAGGGTAAATAGTTTGATACACCTCGGTATCTAAGCGAGAACCTAAGTGGGATACACCACTATAAAACAAGGCGTCTTCAAGACCCATATTTCGAACCCACTTACAAAATTGCAAGCTCTCACTCGGAGTCAATTTGTAAACCTTGTTGGTCTGAACTAAAGAGTTAGGTGCTAAAGCAATTAGCACCTTATCGAGAATACCCTCCCCTTCAATCCACAAGAAGCCTAGTTCTTTCAAGGCTTGAAGAAGTTTATCTCTTTCATAAATTGTAACAATTAAGTGTCTGTCTTCCATGTGACACCTACTAACCCTAAACCTTACGAGGTTTAGGTTCTTCCTTGTTCTTATGTAAGTCCTCGCAAGAGTCGTCTTTACACTTATGCTTGTACTCAGTTACAACTGAAGTATAAGCCGAACTCTCTTGTTTATCGGACTGAACTTCTGTTTTCAAAAGGCTTATTCCCCTTTCGTTTTCGTTGTGTTCTTAGTTTTTAAAGTGCGAGCTGAGACTCTAGCTTTGGAAGTCTTTGCGACTTTAGGAGTATCTACTCTTTCACTAGATTTAGCACTTTTCTTGCTTGAACTTGAACCTGTGCGAATAACCTTTGGTTTTTCAACTTCGCCAAACTTTTTATATAAGTCAACCAACTCACCATCAATATATTTCTCTCTCAAAATACCCGATTGAGAGTAGACAAGGCGCACGGTTGCGCCATTTTCAAGATACCCTTGGATAGTTTGGTTCATGGAAGTACGAGTGACACGAACCTCTCCAACTAAGTTGTTCTCCTTACGAATCTTGACCAAACTTTGGTGGATTCGGTGGAGCTGAATTTTGAAGACTTTTTCAGTCTTACTTGTGTACCCCAAAGGAATGTGGTAATTACGCTCTGGAAGAACAAACTCAGCACCTAAATTACATGAAGGTAAGTTCTTCAACATATAAGGTTTTAACTGAATATCCACATCTTTTGTCAACCATAAATGAAGCTGAATAGGTATTTCCAACCCCTCAACCTTCAAGGTAATGGTGCGGTTAATGGTAATATCTAAATCTAAACCCTCTTGTACATATTCCAAATTACCCCACAAACGTGTGTTAAACTTGTATTTCTTGTCATGGTACAACTGTTTTAACACATTATTGACCACTTGCTTTTCCCAGTATTCTTTAATTTCCTGTGTGACCTTTACAAAAGGAGTCGAGGGAAATTTAGTTAAACCTAAGTCTGCTTTCTTTTCTTTCAAATACAACACTCCCTCTAATTATTTAGCGTACATAAAGTGTTCTTGGTCTTTTGCAAACTGCTCTGTGTAGCGGTCTAAGCGCATATACATTGCAGCCTTTGAAATTCCTTGTTTCTCCGCCCACTGAACGACTGGAATACCCTTGAAATAAATGGCTTTAATATCATCTCGCATTTGCTTAGTTGTTTTGTCTTTCAAGTAAGTCTTCAACTTAGCTGGTGATACTCTAAACAAGTTCTCCTCAGAACCTTTAAAAGCACTTGCTACAACATTGTAAGGATAAAGCTTTGATAAAACCTCTGGTGTTGCTTCTTGGTATGCTACAACCCCACTCACTCGGTTCTTACGAAACTTTACTTTTACTTCTTTTTGAGATTCAAGCCACTTCTTAAATGGAACCTCAAGACCACGCTTAAGACCAACTAAGTAAATAGTTTGCTCTTTGAATGGGAAACAAGTGAAGTGCAAGACATCTATACCCTCAGCGCTTGCAAAAGCGTGAACCAAAGAAGACAATTTAGACAAGCGAGTTATACCTGTAACCTCAGCTAGTTCATGAAGTGAAATAATCTCACTGTTGTCAATTTTAGAACCATCTTCCAAATACTTGTCACTCTCAATAATTTCTTGATCCGTAAGGGGCGCTCTATCTACATAAGTTAACCCACGCACACGTGACTTAACCTCTCCGGTTCGGAAAGGTTTACTTGCAATACCAATTCTACCGCCTTGCAAGTTATAGTTAAATGAGGACTCTTGAATTTGGTACTTACCTCTATATTCGTTCCTCGTTAAACCGTCTACTACCATGTTATATAAACCTTTCATCTAATTTCAATTTTCTCTTTATTATATCACAAATTTTAGTAAAAGTCAAGAAAATAAGGTAAATTTGTGAAAATGGCTTGGAAATGGTGGAAAAGAAAAAGGAAGAACTTCAGTTCTTCCTAGTCGCATTTAGTTTAAAGAAGTGGGTAGTCCACAACAGTTGTACCTTCTTCGGACGGATACCCTTTAACTCCGCGGTACAAGGCTCTTTCAAGTTCATCTAAACCATGTGAAGAAGAACTTACCAACTGAGTTGAGGAACTTCCTAACACAGACTTCAATATATTGACGGTACTATGACCTACAAAGCGTCTGACAATAACCACAACATCAAAGTCTTTTAACTTTTCTGGTGCTACTTCTGTATCATTATGAGAGCTAGAATCGATAAACTCTAACTCTTCTGCTTCCTTCTCAGTTAAAACAAGAGACTTAAAGCGCTCTACTTGAGACTTCGGTAAACCAATAATAGCAATTCGTTTACCTTTCAAGTCAAAGTCGTATTTAGAGAAAGTTCTGTTGGACTTTGTGGATACCGCAGAGGAGTGAGATGAGGTTGGTTTAATTTGATTATCTTTATGAACCCACGCAATCCGTGGGATTTCTCCCTCTTTAATAACCAAATCGACTGAGTGTGCAGTTGCTAGGCGATAGTTCTTTACTAAGTAATCATTGAGGTTGAAAACACCACAACGAGAACCATATTCTCTCAAAGACTTACCTTCTGCGTCAGACGGAACGTAGTAACCTTCTTCATCTTGGTTTAAAGGACAATTTTCAACGTAGGTAAAGCCAGTTTTAGGTTCCAAATTGATTTCGTAAGAAATATTGTAAATACGAGAACCTGAAACACTAAAGGAAATAACTAAACCGTGGCTCAAATCAAATCGTTTGTAGACCTCAAAGTTATGAGCGTAAAGGACTTCTCCTGTCTCTACATCTTCAATTTCGAAACCACGCTCTGTCAAGAGAACAATACCGCACAAGTCACCATTTGCGCTTGGTGAGAAGACACGTGGGCACCACTTATAGTTAGGAGTTTCTTTAGGAGGTTCAATCTTTTCAATTTCATCAATGTCAACTACATGTAAGCCAACCATAGGTTCTTGTGGCGCTTGACTCTCAGACAAGAGCTTGTGGTCTTCTGAAGATACCGCAGTAAGGTTGGAATCTGTCTCTTGGTAAGGTGTTGAGTGGTGTAGGGTCAAAAGCGAGTCTTCCTTGAACAAAGGAGCCAAAAACTCCCCAAAAGCTTTATTATCAAAGCCTAGAAACTGCTTTGCGAGGTTTAGGCGTTCTAAATCACCCTCTAGTAAAATCTCTTTAATTGTTTTGCGAAATTCAGTCAAAAAATTATCTGTAAAATCCATTGATTTAAACCTTCTTGTTCTTTCTATTTGCTTTTCGTGCTTTGTCTAATATCGGAGTAAACTGTTGTCCGTAGGTACAAATATCGTCCCACTTCACTCTTGGTTGTGGGCTAATTTCTAATGTAGTTGGGTCTACAAAACTCTTTGTGACCTTACTGCAATTTCTGTATCTTTCCTTGTAGCAATAACAACAGACAAAGAAAGTCAAACCTTTACGCTCTAAAGCAAACAACTGCTTTACCTTACGGTGGCAAATATCACAAGGTGTAGTCAAAGGCGCTTTTGAAGATACCGTAACTGTGGGTGTGAACGAATTGTCAAAAGTTGTTTCAATGTCGAAAGCTACTGCTTTAGGAGTTGTTGGGTTCATTAAGGAGTTTAAATCTACAAAATCTCTTAACTTCATTTTATTTTGCTTTTCCTTTCTAAAATATAAGAAAACCTAAAGAATTTTGGGATACCCAAAGGTAGTTTTATACTGGGATTCTTGCACTATGTAAAAAACTTTCAATCTTTTCCATAGCTTCATTTATTTTTGTTATTACTCCTGAATTAGAGTAAAAATTACAAGGGACAGTAATCTTCGCAGTAATAAGCTCATTAACAGAATTTGAAAAATCCAACACTAAACCTTCAGAGCCTAGATTAAACTTCATAGCACGTGAACCTGCAACTTCCTTAGAAACTTCAACACGACCAAGACTAACACTAGAAAAATCTGTCACAACAACTTGAAATTGATTAAAATTGAATGTAAGCAAGGAATTTGTAAAATCGTATTTCAAATCAAACTCATAGAAACGACCACCTGTCAATTCAAATAGAACTTGCAAAGCGTTTACTAACCCTGAAATATGATTAAACCAATATTGAATAGGGTTCGTAGTAGTTGTCGTACCCAACATTCTGTTCATTTTAGCTCGCACTTCTTTCTCAGAATAAATTGCAAGAGTGTACGAAATATCAGAGTAATGCTGAACCAACTGCAATCTACCTAAAAATTGGTTTACTACAACCTCCATCTGCAATTTAGAACGTAGTGTAGAGTTCAAACTATCAAGCTCTCGTTGTAACTTTTCACTTAACTTAAATAGAGGAACTTCAACTTGTGGAGCTTGTTTCTTTTGTTCAAGCTCTTTTAAAGTCTGTAGTTTAGATATTTCACTTTGTAAGTCCAACAAGCGGTTATCAATAACATCAATTAAATCCATATTAGTTTACCTTCTTTTCTGATTTATTTTCTTTATTATATCAAAAAAGTGGTAATTTGTCAAAGAAAAAGAGAGGATACCACTAGGTAAATCTCTCTTTTTATACTCTTTAAATTCCTTTCGCAAGCTCAAGATACCGCTCTAAAGTTTCTTCGAAACTTGAAACTGGGTAATGTTTCAAGCTCAGAGTCAAACTAACAACCCCGCTATCTAGTTCATAGAGCAAACCTTTATTATAAAGGCGCAAAACCTTAGTAGTGTTTACAAAAGGCTCTGGATCGTAATCTTCAACTAAGCGAAAACCACCTTCCTCAGAATAAACCAAATCATAACGATTGTTGATTTTAAATCTGAAAGAGTCATCTCCTGCTTGTTTTAATTCTAAATCGTAATCAATCATGGCTTTGTAAGCTATAGTTTCTAGTGCTTGAGCCACAGTTTCGCTCGTGAAAGTGTGATTGCCGTAGACGGTTTCCGTTACATAAGTGGTACTTTGTTTTACCATTTTAAGCTCCTTTTCTTAATTTATTTACTTAATTATATCAAAAAGTTTTAAATTTGTCAAATTAAAAGAGAGGATACCGCTAGGTAAAGCTCTCTTTTTGCTTATAAAGGTAAATCCAAAGGACTGTGGTGAATAATTTCTACCAAAGTACCTTCAGTTTCAGTCTTTTTACGGTAGTCTTCTGCTTCATCTAAGCGATCGAAGACTTTCTCAGTTTTCGCACCGAAAGACCACCACTCAGACCTAACTCTATCCCAAGTTTTACGGTCAACTTTAACCTCATATTTAGGAGCAACAAAGCGAATGAGGTACTTAGAATAGTTACCTAACCCACTTTGTTTTGTTTCCAACAAAGTAATATCTACAACGAAACAATCTGCTTCTTCCAAGTCAAGGAGGTAACTTTCCAAAGACTGAGCTTTTTCGTTACCTAAATAGCCGTCAACTTCGAAAATATCAGTTTGAATGTCCTTTCTTGTGAAAATTTCCATAGTTTCCCTTTCCCATCAACTTAATCCACCACAAGGTGAATAGTTCGCTCACTAATCTTAGTGTGACTAAACCAATCTTTGCGTGTTTCCTCAATAACCACTGTGTTTATGTGGTGTACTGGTGTACCATCTGTAAATGTTGCTTTCATATCAACATTATCAAGTGTTAAAAGCTCTTCTTCACCTTCGATGCGGAAATTTACGCTACGGAGACCTCGTGAGAAAGCTCTCGAATCAACTGTTCCATTGAAATCTCTTGTTTCTACAACTTGTCTACTTTCAGTTGTTTCAACCCCTCCAACATAGACTGCTAAGAGGAAAAGAATAAGAGACAGAGAGCTGATTTGGGTTAAGAGAGTCAAGAAAGTCATGCGATTTACATTGATACCCCTTAACACTGAGACCAAGGCTCCTAGTAGTGCAATAAATGCGAAAACTCCAAAGAGTGTACTTACAAGCCAAGACTTATCAGCCACACCAACTTTAAACAAGAAGACCAAGACAAAACCCCACAAAAGTGCTGAATACCCAAGGAGAGTTAAGTCCTTTTTCCAATCATTATCTAGTTTAAACATAAAACCTCACTTTCTAGTTACCCATCACTTTGTACAGAACCCAAACTGCGCCTGTAATCAAAGCACCTACTATTGCAACTCCCATAATAATTTTGCCAATTTTCTCCCAATCCAAATAGCCTTTGCTCTGAGTAACAGTATCTTCAACCTTTTGTTGAGGTTGACTTATCTGAGTTGTAGAAGTCAAAGCAGCGTTGGTTAAAGGAGTTTGGTAGGTGTTATAACTGTTGTAAGTGTTGTGGTTCGAGTTATTGAAAAGCAAGTTGTACCAAAGCAAGTTCTCAAAGAAAGAGTTACCACCAAAGGTTGAACCACCTCCATAGTAATTGTTGGTAGTGTAGAAAGACTTGCGCTCTTTCTCATCATCTTTTTGGTTATTATAACCACTACGGAAAGCGCTACGAGGGTAGAAAGAACTCCCTCTAAAAGAAGAACTACTACTGCTTGACTTACTTGAAGAGGAACTAGACTCATTTGATTTAGTTTCTACTCTTTTTCCCACATGTGTCTTAGGGTCAGCTTTTGAGGGCGTTTTTGGAGATACCTCTGAGTCAGACTTAGGTGTGTTTCCGTTGTTTGAGGACTTAGCACCTCCACCACTTGATTTAGAACCGCTCTCAGACTTATTACCACCTGTTTTAGAGTTACCACCTGTTTTAGAGCTACCTCCGGACTTGGAACCGCCTGTCTTAGAGGAACCACCAGACTTGGAACCTCCTCCTGATTTAGAGCCACCACCAGACTTAGCGCCACCACCACTTCGACCTCCGTGACCTCCCCCATGACCACCTCCATGACCTCCTCCGTGACCTCCTCCGTGACCTCCTCTTGCTTCAACGAGTGTAGGGGAAATTGTGGATACCGCTAGGAGACTTAAAGCTAGAACAGACAACAACTTCAAATGCTTTTTCATCTTACTCTTCACTTTCTTTCCAAACAAACAAAGCCCCTAAACTATTCAAGATATAGAAAAGGTACTTACCAACATTAGCAAAGTTCCCTTGAATAAGAGCTTTAGCTAACTGCACAAAGTTGTAGAACAACCAAAAACTCCACTGTGTTGATAGCTTCAAAACATTAAGTCCATTTGCTACCAAAGATAGAGCAAAAGCTATGGTTGTAACGTAAGCAAGTGGGTTCATGTTACCCTGATACCCAATGTAATTAGTGAGGTACGAAAAGGCAAAAGAAATAACCACCAGAGCTGGTACAATCCAATTTAGACGAGCTTTGGATATAGTGTTGGCTTTGCCGTCTTGCGATTTGTTCCATAAGTAAATAGCACCGAGATAAATCAAGAAGGTTACTGGGTAGGTAATGATGGCAGCTTTATTGCCTAAAATATAGTCAATTAAGCCAGACAAGACTGCATTGATAATACCTAGATAATTCCCTAACTTGCTCAGTTTACCAGTAAATCGAGTGGACATCATGGAAATCGCGACATTTACTACGGAAATCCAACCAAAAGGAACAAATACTGTCCAAGTTCCCCAATCCACTAACTGGTTGAGCCATTTAGTGTGATACCCTGCGGAGATTGCAATGGTGAGAACCATTACTACACCTAGTAAATCGAACCACTGAGAAGTGGCAAACTGTTTTAGTTTTTGTTTCATGTTTACTTCCTTTTCTTTTAATCAATTTTGAGACCTGTTTCTTTGTACTGAACGAGGTCTGAAAACATAGAAACCAATGTATCAGTTAAATCCTCCAAAGGCACATAAGTTTTCTTGCTTGTAAGCGTCAATTCAGTTTGTTCATCTACGGAAAGTTGAACAGTTAGAGCGTTTCCTTGTGCGCCTTGAGTTTCCAATTCAAAGTAGTTAGCCGTGTCGGAGTAGGTACTTACTGTTACGTCAGTTAGACCAAACTTAGAGTCATGAGCCAAACGAACTGAAAAGTCATAGTAACTCAGAGTAACTACACCTTGTAATAATTCAGTGTAATTTATAACCAACTCAGGTTTACTACAATTGTAGTCATAGAGAACTTTCAACAAAGGTATATGAGACCTCAATGTTTTAAATAAATCCAAGCTTTCCTCTGCATTTTCAAAGCTACGATAATAAGTTGCAAGGTTGAGAGTTGCCCTTTTAGAATAAGCCAACCTATCTTGCAAAGTAACTGTTAGAAAAGCTGGTGGGTTGATGATACCCTCTAAGTTTAGGACTACACAGTAAGATATATCTTGAACTTCTAACTCCCCTAAAACGGACAGTAAAGAACCCGCAACTAGAGGTTTATCTTCTAACCAATCAAAGACACTTTCAGACTCGCAAATCAAGTTCGGCTTTACTTTTAATAAATCAATCATATCAGTAACCTTTCTTTATTATTTATAACCCTCTACACCCTTCACATCATCCAATAATGAGAACAAATAAGAAGTTAAATCATAGTCAAAGTGCGCTAACTCAAATTCATTTACAACTACTTTCTGTTGTAGCTTATTGTAAATGTGTAAAGCACTATCATAGTTGCAGTTCAACATGTGTTGAACTTCATCTAAATTTAATCTCTTTCCTTTTGGTGCTTGTCCTTGATTGTAAGAACTAACCTTAATCTGGTTCATATAAAAACCAATAGAATTTGCAATTCGTTTATCTGTTGTAATAAACCGAGTTTGACGATGTTTTGATTTATCTAAATCAGAACTTTGTGACAAGTAGGCAACGTATATACGCATGATTTTTCCTTTCTAGTCTGTAACCACTCGAACAGCTACAGTTACTTCATGTTCTTTTTGGTTTAAGAACCTAAGTAAGCGAGTTTTCAACTCATCCAAAGCACTTTGTAAGTCAGTAGAACGTACATTATCCATACTTACAATAACCGTTAAACGATCTAAATCTGGTAAATGAACTTCCGTTTTGGTAGCGATACCACTAAGTGTAGGTAATTTAGCACCAATATCACAACGACTTTTAACAGTTTTCTCAAAACCAATAGTGTAACGGTCAGTTTCAGAATTATAAGTGATAAACAAGGTTGAACCATCAACCAAACTACTTTCTTCGCCAAAGTAGTGAAAATTAAGTTCTCCCTTACCTAACTGACCTCGATAATATGGAGGTCTATCTTTTGATTTAGTCAAAGAACACAGAAACGCTAACAAATCAAGGAGTTGCTCAACTAAAGCAAGTTGGTCAAGCAAATCTCCCACAGACTCAACAACTTCAAAGGCATCTAAAAGTTGAAACCCTTTGTTATCTTTTCTGCAGTATAGCAAAGCAAGTTTCTTATAGCAATCTTCTACTTCACTTGAATGAGTATAATCTAAAATGTCAGACTTGCGAGCAACCAAAAGTGGGATACCACTATTAGTTAGTAGGTCATTTACATAAACTAATTTGCTTCGGACTTGAAAATCTTCAAAGAGCAAATCTCCCTTTTCTGCTGCTTTCAACTGCTTTTCTAAAGGTTTGATTTTATGTGAGAAATCCAAACAAGTGTCAAATTCCTCTCTTTTCAACTGTTCGAGTTCTTTTCTTAATTCTTCTGTTGTTTTCATAAAATCAATACTCCACTAAAATGTACAACAGGTCTTCTTCTGTTACCCCATCTTGCTTATCTAACCACTCTAAAATACGCTCCCAAGTCTGTTTTGTATTTTCACTATCCACAGAACTTAAATATTCACGTAGAAGTTTCTTGCTACACTCATATTTAGTAAATAAAGAATCTGTTGTGTAAATGTCAGATGGAACTTTTGGTAGTAAATCCAAAATATCATATAAGCGCTCATAGGGTGAACTATAACTAGTCTCCATCAAAACAACGCTATCTAAGTAAGCATCAAACTCCTTTAAATCAGAAGAACAAGTCCACTTTTTAGGGTACTTTTCTAACAATTTGACATAATCTACTTGTTTAAAAATCATTACAATATTACTCATATTAAACTCCTAACTTAAATGGTATAACCCATTTTAACCAAATTATCTTTCACTTTATTAGTCATTTCTCTAAGTGTAGACTTCGCAAAATCAGAAACGTTTATAGTATCAGACACCTTATAACAAAAAGAGTTTGAACCTCCCCATCCTTTAGAATATACGGTTAACTCACCACCGTCTACATCAAAAGAGTAAGAACCACAAGTATATTTACAGTTGTAGTAAGTAACTTCTACAAACAAATTATCCGAGTCTACTAACTCTAATTTTACAGTATACTTTTTCTCAAAATTAAACACCAATTCCGCAGATAAAGTTTGCATAGTTCCATCTGAAATATCGGATGAAAATGTGTTCAAAACTTTATAAACTGGAAGTAACTGACGTTGATAAGAAACCCATTTAGAATAATCTTCGGAACTTTTATAAGAGAACCGAGACTTAAATAAAGGTAATTTAAATAAGCGCGTATACAAGTAAAGATACCCATCTTCTCTACTATGGCAAGTCTCAAAACCAATACCTAAATCTTTAAAAAGATCATTAACTTTTTGAGTAGTAAGTGTTTGTGAATTCTCACTGTAAAAAATATCTTTTAATTCATTATAATCAAGTGTTTCGGTTATCATAAATTAGCCCTCTCAGTTCTCTATTTTAGTCAAATCTAGGCTCCATAGTCTCATAAAATGTAGCAAGCTTATCTTCTAGTTCTTTTACTACCTCTCCAAACTCACTAAACTTTCTAAAGGATTGTTCTACAGACAATTTCTGTTCAAAACTACCGAAGTAGTCCTCTTCACAAATGTATTGAGAATTTGCAAGGGTTTCAAGAGATACCCCTCCACCTAAGAAAAAGATAGTTGAGTATTCTGCATCATAAGTTAATCGTTTACTTATCTTTAACTTATAAGGTCGTCTCATAGTTAAAGCACAATCATAAATATGTAAACCTAAACCCTCTAAATTAAAGTACAGATCACTAAACCCGTTATCATAAGATTTAAATCCAACTTCAAAAACACCCTCTTTTTCTAACAATAGTTTAGTCTTATTTAAGAAATCTACTACCTTTAGAGCATTTTCAAACCAAGTTTGAATACTTACTGTTGTAATCTCTTGGTTAGAACTCTCAATCAAACCATAAAAAATATTCTTATCCTCAAGGTCAAGTATTTTAAAACTAGCTAAACCTTCTTTGTGGTCTTTATCTTTAACTAGAAATACCCAATTCTTCTTGTAATTAAAGCTCAAAGCTAAACCTAAATCATAATCTACTAACTTCTCTTTTAGTTGTTGAATTAAAGGAGCAAAACTCTTATCATCAAGTAAACTTACTGATTTTTCTTTATTTAGTGTTTCTTGTGCTTTTAAAAGTTGTTGTTCTGCTTTTAGAGAACCAAGTTTATCTTCTAACTCTTTAATTTCTTTATCTAATTGTGCTGAATTTGTCACAGTTGTTACCTTCTTTTATTTAATGACTTAATTATATCAAAAACAAAATAAAAAGTCAAGGAAAATCCTCAACTTTTGTTAAATTTGTGGGATACCGCAAGTGAGTTATTAGCGATAAAATTTGAAGCTACGATTGATGTATCGTTTGTCTTTGTGCGCAGTCCATAACAAGCGGAGACCTTCTTCTGTTTGAAGGTAAATAGTCTCTACCACACTTGTTAGAGGTCTGTAATCTGGCGTGCATGCAGTTACTTTACTGTGGAAGACTGCAGTTATTGTCACGTCTTCTCCTTCTTCGATTGGGAGGTCGATGTCTCGGATGCCGAGAACGGTTGGTAATTCTTGAAGTTTCATAGGTCTATCCTCCTTTCTAGTAACTCTCTTGAGCTAAAGCAAAAACTGAACCTTGAGTAGTTAGCAATAACCAATTTAACGGTGAATCGTGTTTCGTGCGTAAATGCAAAGCATCAAAACTTAGAGGTACTTTCGTGCTAAAAGTAATCAATTCTTGCCAACATAAATGTGCCAAAGGTTTAATTGGCTCATAAATTTTAGTGTAGGAGTTGGTAAAACAAAGAATACCCACTGTGTAAACATCCTTTGTACCATCAGATAGTTCTTTTCTGTAAGGAGGCTTTGTAATCCCAATATTTGTAAGAAAACCAACTTCAAATTGTTCTGATTCCTTACTCAAAGGAGTTAAAGTGTCCCAAAATTTGTTGAGAAAACCCATATCATAAACACTCATTGGGTTGTCTACTGGAAATTGGTCTTTAGGAATACGAAGTTCAAATAGTTGTACTGTTTTAGTCATTTTATTATTTCCTTTCTTAATATAAATAAACTTCTTGCTTTTTCTTGGACTCACCAAATTCTAAGTCATAAAAGCAACTAAATTCACCGTCATTACCTCTTGCGTATAGCTCGAAATCCTCGATTTTCAAGGATACCGCAAGGTCGTACAATTCTTTAATTGTCATAAGTTTTAACCTCATAAGCAATCTCTACTAGTAGTAAAGCAATCGCTAAAATCAATGAAGCACTTACCCAAGTTTCTAAGTAGAAACGGGCTTGAGTGTTCGTTATAAAGTGCCAAGCTAAAAGAGCGATAATAGTTGGAATAAGAGCCAAAGTTCGAAGCACTTGAATTTTGCGACCGAAGTTCAAGGTTTTATAAAATTCTATTACTGAGTTCAGTTTCTTACCTACCTTTACCAAATTTCAATGTCTTGTGATCCACAATTTGAGCAATGCAAATCTTCAGTGGATTCTCCTGTAAACATAGGGGTTAAAGTTTTATACCCACAAACTAGACACACTACTAAAACATAACCTTCATTCATTTTATCTAACCTTTCTACTTACTTTCTACTTAAAAACAACATAATTACTGCGCTTGAGCTAACATAAAAACCAAATGCAATATAAAGCAAAAACTCAGTTACTAAGCTATAAAAAGATTCTCCGATAAAGACGGATACCACTAATGAAATAAACAACCCTAATGAAACTTTATCTAAATAACTACAGTAGGTTTTGCATTTTTGTTGTGTTTGCTTAGAAAAAGCTGAAAGCAACAATTCAAAGTAAGAATCATCTAAAATCAAAGGTTGTAAAACAAAACCTAACAATACCCCTACTACAAGTAAAATGTTATCTAACTGATTGAGTTTTGTAGCATTAACAAATAACCATGAAATCCAACAAGTAAAAGCAAATAAACCTAAGTGTACTAGGGGATAACTTGCTAAAATTAGCTTCTTTTTAATCATAAAGCACCTCAGAGTAAAGTTGTAACATAAGTTGAGTTAGTTTCGTTAAACAGAAGCTTTACTATGTATTTAGAAGACCTATTGGAACCGTAAGTTTCAACTAAGATACCGAAAACCTCTTTGTCTACAGAAACTTCATACGTTTTACTAAATGGTGCAAGTAACTCCATTTTAGTATCTACATCTTCAATTTGAAGTTTTGGAAAATTGTTTGAAACTCTTACAACTGTAACGTTATCTTTACCTAACGTAGTAGTGAGAACCAAGTCTACATCCTCAAAAGTCTTCACTAAAGGGTTATCTTCAACCAAAGTAACTAATTTAGTTATCCAATTTGTAGTTAAAAGTGTCATTGTAAACCTCTTTTCTAATTTTTTCTATTATATCAAAATAAAAAGAAAAAGTCAACAGAAAAAGAGCAAATCTGCTCTTTTCTTAACTTTTCTGAACGTTTGACCAACGAATGACATTCTTGTTGTATGGACTGTACTTACTGTAACGAACAAACCACAGAACAATCAACATAGCAATAATTAAACTACCGAAAAAGATAAACGCGGGTACAAGACCAAAAGTTGTCACATAAGTTCCGTAGCGTTGACCTGTCACCAACCCAGTTGTGCTATCAAAAGGATTCGGAACAGTTGGGTCATAAGAACCTTTGAAGAACCACAGTGTAACCAATCGAACCAACGGACTAATCGAAACTGCGAGGATACCGGAAATCAATAAGAACCAGTATTCTAGGTGGTTCAACCGTTTGTAAGCCTTGCTCTTTTCTTTTGCACAAGTTAAGTACAAACGGTCTTTCAACTTGAAGTATTTGCAATAAACGTAAGGACTTTCCAGCTGCCCCATGACGAGACCTAAATAATCATATTCCATAGTCTCAATGTCAGTCACATCAACTGTAAACTCAACAGACTCAAGATCTTTTGCTTTCTCAACCTCTGGTTGAATAAGTTCAGTTAGACAGTTTAATTTAGCTCGCTCAGTGTTTAAAGCACTGTCATTAGTCAACAAAGAGTGATATTTAACCAATAACTCTGAGTAGGAATTGTCTTTGAATAGTTGCATAGAACTTTCCTTTCAAATAAATTACTTTTATGATTTTATCACAAAACGCTCGGTTTGTCAATAGAATCGAGCGTTCCGAAGTACAAAGTAGACTCTAAATACTTGCCCCACCCAGTTTTTCTGAACCAATTCACATATAAGTCGAGTGAGCCTAAAGAAATGACTACAGATAAAAGGAATGTCAAGAAAACATAGAAAATAGAACTAAGTGGAGGTATCATCGGATGATTGGGTCTTGGTAAGTTAGCTTTCAAAAAGTCAAAAAACCCATAAAAAGCAAGACCACTTAAGGTAAAAGCAAAAATAGGAAATGACATATAACCTAAAACAAAAGCAAAGACCTGCAAGAGATACCGAATGTACTCTTCTTTGGGTTTGTTCTTGTACAAAGTTAGTTCAAAATCGTCACCTACTTTAACCCACTTATAGTAAGTATAATCAAGGTTCAAATCCTCAATAACCTCTGGGAGTAAACCTAAACTAAAAGGCTCCTTTGACAAAATTCGAAAAGTTAACTTTTCTGATCCGCATAATGAAGGAGAAAAACTCAAAGTCTTAGTCATTACTTCAAAAACCTTATCTCTCACCGATTGAGACATAGAAGAGCTAACAATATCTTTAGGCAAGAAAACATAAGCATCATCGAAATAAGTTTGAATAAAATCAATCATTTTCTACCACCTTATCAAATCTTATTGTATGTTCAAATTCTTTTGCGACTTTCGAGTAGCGAAACAGTACGCTTGCAATCGTATTAGAACTTATTAGCACAAAGAAGACTGTTAGGAAGTTCAAGAGAATTGGAACTAAAAAAGACGAAGTAAACTGCGATTTCACAAGTTCCAAACCGGGAGACAATACCTCAAATATCAAGGAAGCTGTCATCAAAGCAAGTATCAACCAAAGCAACCCTCTCAATAATATAGCTAAATATAGCCGAGAAATCGCTTCTGGGTGATTTTTATAGAGAGTGAGTAGGAATTTACCTTCAAACTTTTCAAGTCGTGTATAAGCGATTTTAGAGCCTAAGTTTGATAGTGCTTATGAAAGCAGACTATAATCGAAATTTGAAGAGTCTAAAAGAGTAAAAGTCAAGTTCTCCAAGTTCTTCTTCTTCATAAAGTCCAACTGAGGTCGCAATTCTTCAACCATAAAATCAATAGTTTCTCTATCTCGCTCTGCTTGACGGTCTTTCTTACGTTGTTCCAATTCTTTCAATTTGCGATTTTCATCGCCAAATAAGAAACCCAACCAAAACATAAGTACAACCTTTCTAAATTAAGTCAAACTCAATAAACAAATTAAATTCATTCTTTCTGCTATGTGGTATAAGCCACAAGCTCTTAACCTTATAAGGTTTTTCAATGCGCTCAAGAGAACGCATGAGACCATGCAGTTCTTTCATGTTATCAATGTAGTAGTGCGGACTTGCACCATAATTATAATTTTCAACTTTACCATATTGGCGCAATTTAGAGCGGGATACCCCATTGGTGTTTCTTAATAAATTATAAAATCTTTCTCTATCCCCGATGTTAGACGAGAACTAAAGTTTTGTTGAGTGCATTTTAATCTCCTTTATTCAAGTTCTTTAATGTAACGGTTCGCAGATAAATCTAAATTTTCAATAGCTTTTACTACTAAATCATTTAATTTAGTTATCCTATTGCTTATATACCGTGTAAGCTCAGAGTGTACATTTGAAAAAGCACCGCCTTTTATCTTTAAAGGCGTACCGTCTGGTAAATCTAGTTGAATGTTTTCACTAGAAAGTAAAGTAGCAACTACTCGTCCTGTAACAAGGTCAGACCCTACTTCAAAATTAAAAGAACCTTCAATTTCATAAAAATCAGTACCCTCAGTATCAAAGAACGCAACTAACTCATAGTTGGAATTAGTATAGTCCAAAAAGTTTGCGTTCCACTTTACTTTCTTACAAACTACAAAACTCTCAAGAGTTCTATAGGAAGTTGCGCAATCCAAATAAAACTCCAACCACAATTCAAAATCAGCTACTTTATCCAACTCAAAGACTTTATAAACTCTATGTCCTGCGAAATTCGGGAAAATAAAATCCTCAATTTTCCAATGATTTGAAGACCCTCCTAAATGGGATACCGATAAATCAAACCGTTGACCTTTAAATAACGGAAAATAGTAATCATATAACACTTGTTCTTTTAAAGTTAAAATTGTTGGATTCATATAAAAACCTTTCTATTTACTGTCTAAATAAGAGTTTAAACCTAAGTTTAACTCAGTGACTTTCTGAATCTCTTCCCACTTATTTTCAAAAGTACCTTTGTACTTCTCAGACGGGGATTGAGTTTTAGAGTAAGACACAATAGCTAACAACTCTTCCAAAGATAATTTAGCCAATTTCATTGGATGCGTTGGTTGTTCAAAGCCGTCTTCATGTACTATGGTCTTTACAATCTCACCCTTATCTGTCATGTGAAACTTATGTTCCAACAAAACTTTTCCAAAAGGGTCTACAATAGCGTGAGTTCCATAATGGTCTTCGCTTAAAGCCAAATAGTTCAACAAAGTTTGAACATCTGAACCTACGGTTTGTACTGCTTTTAATAATTGTTTTGTGCGCACCTTTTACCTCCGTTAGTTTGTGACAACAGGAACCAAATTCCAAACAAAAACAAAATCTAAACCTGTTTCATGGTCTAAATAGTCCGACTGTCTTTCATATTTTCCAATATAGCTACCCCACTTAGACCAACGGAAACCACCATAATTGCTTACATCATGCTTGTTCCAAATAGGAGACAGTAACAAAACATAACCAAACTTAGTAGAAACCCCACAATAGTCAAGAGTGTGAGCTAGTTGTTTTCCTAGCCAATATAAGGTACTGCCACTAACAGAATTGCTTGTAAAATACACTTCTAAAGCTTTTTCTAAATAAACTTTGACCTGCGTAGCATTATCAGATACCCCAAAGAAGTTGCTTGTACCTTTCGTTTCTCTACGAGAAAGAACCTTTGATGTTGTTAAAGGCTCAATATCTTGTTTGCCGTTTAAGTGAGTTAAATAGACACCTTTAGTATCTAAATCTCTACTATCTTCTTCAACAATCTTTGTATGTTGAGTTTCTAAAGACTCAGAATACCAAGGAAACTCTTGATTATAGACAATCTTAGAGTGAGTTTCCTTCAAAATAGGTTGCCAAGGTTGAAACCGCAAGGAATCATCATTTTTCATACCTAACAATCGAGGATTTTCTTCTTGCATCACTTTCCAAAGAAACTCACGCAAATCTAACTTAGCTTGATCGTATTTCAAATCAGTGTAAGGAATAGTTGGGAGAGTTGGATGATACCCCTTACCTGTTACTGTTAAACTATAAGGTTTGGCTGTAATCACGTCCTGCAAATAATCAAACAACTGTTTAGATAGTTCCACAATCTTAACTCCTGACTCCCCTAACGGAAGAGATAAATTAAGACTCTCCAAAAAAGTATACACCTCTTCTTCTGTCTCACAAAGAGAGTGTACATAATATTCATCTGAGTCCTCTAACCAAGCTGCGTAATAAGGTTTAATTGAAGTCATAAACCCTTACCTCCTATTCTATTGAACCGTCCAAAGGTGGATACCACTGAATTGTTGCTACAACTTCTTCCCACTTATTGTCAAAGGTATCTTGACATTTTTCTGAAGGTGGTTGAGTTTTGGTGTACTTCACTAATTCAATCAACTCTGCTAGTTGAACTTCTCTCAACTTAGTTGGACTAGTCCGTTGTCCACGACCATCATCATAAACTAAAGTTCGAACAAGGCGACCTTGACTATCCATATAAACCAAGTGTTTCCAAAGAACTCTACTTGAAGACTTATCAACTACTTCAAAGTCAAGTATGTTATCTTCACTTAAAGCTAGATAATTTAACAAGGTTGAAAGGTCTGAACCAAGTTCTTGCATCTCTTGTATTAGTTGTTGTGTGCTCATTTTTTACTCCTTACAATCTAAAGCCTTTTGGAACTCTTCGCTTGTGTGTTGTGTTCCGCCTTTGTTAATTAAAATATAAAAGTCAATTAGGGCGTTCCAATCTTCAATGTAAGAGTGGACAATGCTAATAGGATACCGCTTTAAAGTTAACCACTCCTGAAATGAAAGGTCAGTTACATAATACTGCTTACCTTCAAAAGTAATAGGGAACTTTCCTGTAAGAAAATCCAAAATTGCAGTAAATCGTTGTTGACCGTCAAACAGAACATGATCCATTTTAGCGCGTTTTTCTTCCTCATCGAACCACCACTCATTTACATAGAACGAACCAATCGGAAGACCATGCAACATAGAAATAATCAACTGTTCTTTCTGTTCTTGTGTCCAAACAGAACCACGTTGGAACTCTGGGAACCAAGTAGCGTTAGGATGTTCCTCATAATAGGTTGTGTAAACGGTATACAAACTTTCAAAACTTGAAGAGTAAGTGTCGCAACGAACCATATCAATTTGGACACCTTTGTTCTCTCGATTTGGATGGAAGTTAGATAAATTAGACATCTTTGTACACCACCTTAAATTGTGTATTCCTCAGTTCATTTTCAAACATGAAATAGAAAAACTTACCTTGAGAAACATAGTTTCTAACTGCACGCACAAAAGCTAGTTGACGAGTTTTAGAACTTTCTAATTTTAACTTGTTTGTCTCATTCAATTTCATGTTCAAAATTTTAGTAATATACTCTTTTTGCAAGGGTGTAAGCTCCCGCATAGAGTAGATACCCAATTCGCAAGCGAATACCTTTCTTAAGTCATTGAACAAAGCCTTACGGTTACGTTGACCGTTGTGAAATTCTCTCAGTTGTGGGCTGGTTGACCCCTGTGCTTTCAAACCTTGGTAATCACCTCGAATTACCTGAGACTCAAGTTTGTTAAAATCTAATAAGGTTGGTTTCATAAGTATTTGTCTCCTTTTCTAATTTTCTTTATTATATCAAAATTATTTAATTAAGTCAAGCAAAAAAAAAGAGGGGATACAGAGTCCTCTCTTTAGTAATCTTCTAAGTACCGTACATCTTCTAAGTTTGTAATAACTACAGTATAGTATCGATGTGCTAAATCTTCGTGTAGAATGTTACCATCTTGTAAGGACGGAATGGTTACTTCAAAATCTACAGTAATTGAACGACTTCTGCTACCTCTATGCAAGTTAGTAGGTAGGCAACCGTCTTCCCTATAAAATTGAGCTACTACTTTTAAGTCAGCTTCTTCAGAGTCGTACTCACAATATTTAAAAGAGTCACTTAAAGACAGAAACGTTTCAAAATCACTTATAATTTTAGTTAGGTTATCTTTATTTAAAACATAAAAATAGTTAGAAAATGAGTGAGAATACCAAGAAACCCAATTCAAAAACTTTTTAAATATATACAATTCAGTCTTGTCTTCTGCAAAAGCGACATAAGTTTCTCCACGATACGACTGTTACACAAAATATACTCAAACGTATATTTCATGACCTTTCTAAATCAATTTAGAAATTTTCTTGCTTCAACCTGTCTGAGTTTGTCTCTACATCTTGAAATGTAAAGTCTACTTTCATTTGATATAACAGTCCACAAGCTTAACTTCCCGTGTAACCCACGGTAGTGACCTATTTAAACTGCAGTCAATACAGTATATTCTTTACTTTGTCCTAAATTGATAGCTGCATTAACATCTCTATCATGTTTACTGCCACAATTAGAACAAATCCAAGTTCTTTCATTCAATTTCAATTCTTTATACTTAAAACCGCAATCAGAACACAATTTACTAGAAGGATAAAATCTACTCACTAGTCTCAGCTCTATACCTAGCTTTTTACACAAATTTTCTAAGTAAAGTCGAGATTGATACCACTGAGCATTTGAAATGGTTTTACTCAAATGACGGTTTTTCATCATATTACGCACTGCTAAATCTTCTATAGTGATAGAGCTTGGTTTTCGCTCTAATACTAAAGAACGCAATGCTTTTCGATTATATTCCATCCGAATACGAGTTAAACGCTCATAAATACGAGCTACTTTCAATTTCTGCTTCTGAATGTTCTTACACTCAGATAAAGGTTTCAACCACTTGTAAGACTTAAGTTGACCCTTTTTAGCACCAGTTTTGTAATAAACCTTATCGACCATGTTGGCTTCATATTTACGAGACAACTTTCTCTGCTCTCTTCGTAAACGTTGTTCCAACTTCCTAATACGCAAAGATTTATTGATAGAGGGAATAACCCTATCTTCTGTAATGAATTGGTCTTTCAGACCAAAATCGATACCTATGCTATAATCGGACAAAGAAATACGCTCATCAACTTCATCTTTACATAAACAAGAAATGTAGTATCTCCCATTTTTCATAGAAATCGTTACAGAGGTAATATTCTTAGGAATATAACCAAACTCCTTCAATCGAATCCACTTCAAAACAGGTACAAAAATTCGATGGCGCTCAACTTTTATAGTTCCTATGAGGTAGAAACTATCACTTAAACCTTTCTTTTTGAACTTAGGTTTCCCTCTGCGTTTAGAAAAGTAATCTTTAAAAGCTCTGTCGGCATACATTAAAGATTGTTTCACTGCTTTACTCGGTACTTCTTTTAACCAAGTAGGGGTGTTAGGGTCATTATTTACTCTCTTTGAGTAATCAAAAGCAGAAATATAGTCTTTATCCAAAGCTAAATTCTCTAAGTTTTCAAATACAAATTGATTGTAAATATAACGAGTACACCCAAAGGTTTTATGTATCAACTCAATCTGACTTGGAGTTGGGTCTATTTCTGTCTTGTAAGCTCTCATCGTCCTTCAACTCCTTCTTGTACTTTCTCAAACCATAGATACGACTAGAGAATACATGAATAATAGATATTAAATCATCTACCAATTCTTGTTGTGGTGAGGTAGTTTCATTTTTCACTACTACAATTTCACAGTTATAGTAATTACAAAAGCGCTCAAACCAATCAAAACCAAAACGAACAAATCGGTCTTTATAAGTGATATAGATTTTATTTACCAAACCTTTAGCTACATAGTCTAAAAGTAGTTTATTCCAATTCTTACGATTGTAATTAAGACCAGAACCTACATCTGATATAACCTCATCTAAAATCTCACCCTTAGCATTTAAAAATTGCTTTAAAAACTCAATTTGTGAAGTTAAATCATCTATTTGGTTTCTACTGGATACCCTTGTGTAAGCTAAAATTAAGCCTTGAGGTTTTGAGTTACCTACATAAGACAAGTATTGTTCTTCTGTGTAGTACCTTCTATTTGTTGGAGTTCGTTTAGCAACTAAAATACCCTCACGATCCCATCGTTGTAATGTTTTTATACTGACACCTAATCGGTCAGCCATATCTTTTAATTTAATCATGAGTATATTTTAGCACAATTTATTATCTTTGTCAACAATTTTATTTACAGGAAGTAACTCCTTACTGTTTATATAGGTACAACTCGTAAGTGAACTTCAGTTATTCGACCAAGAGAATCAATTTGGTAAGCAATATATTCAGCGGCTACACCTGTGTAACTTTCCAAATTTGTCCAATCTACTGTTGAGTTTAATTCCCAACCACCATCTAATAGATAGTTCATTAGGTCTTCTTTAGTTTGGAAAACTTCCAAACTAAGACCATCCCAAGTATTACTAATTGCTAAAATGTATTTCATTTTCTTAACCTCTTTTTCTATTTTCTCTATTATATCAAAAAGTTGAAATTAAGTCAAGTAAAAAAGAGGAGATACCCCTTTATTTCTTTAACTTTCTATAGATAATAAGTGTTCCTCCGCCAACTTCAGTAAAGAAATAAGCTTATCAAACGTAGTTTCAAACTTCATTGTGATAGTTGTGTGGAACAAGGGTGCTTTGTTTTTAACAACCGGAAACTGAACAGTCATAATTTCCAAATCATCTTCGTGAGTTTCAACTTCTGACAAATCTTTGCTAGAGTTCAAAATAACAGTTACCGCTAGTTTTTCCTCTCCAAGCAACTTCAATCGGTACTGAAAAGAACCGTTATCTAAGTTGAAATCAGACCATTTACCAATAGGATACGCTAGACTTGTTGTAATATGCTTTGCGTAAGTGTCTGTACCTAAATAGTCCATTAAAGGTTGGTACAGAGGAATAAATGACTCATGTTTAACCAACCAGTCTAAAGCTTGCTCTTCATCAAACTCAGTTAAAACTGCTAAAGTTGGATTGGAATTAGAAGGTTGCTCTGTGAGAGCAAGGTACCCAGGTTTGTTTACCTCAAAGGAAAATTTAGTTAAATTATATGCTTTCAACTTAACATTTAACTCCAAAACTCGTTCTGCAATTTTTGTTGTGATTTTATTTGGTTTCTTCTCCATGTTTTACCTCATTTACGTTTATTTTCTAGGGTTTACGACTGTTTCTTCAAATCGTTTGAACGTACCCTGAATATAATCTAAATTAGCTGCAAGTTCTGTCTCATGGCAGACTCTAATCAAAGACACTTGTGTTTGAACAGGATACCGCTTACTAGGTACTACTACTTGTTCAAGGTAAAGTTCACCTAATTCAGTTCCTTGGCGAGTTAAATCTTTCGCATAGTTCTTTGAAACTCTAATGGCTAAGTCTCCTCTGTCATAGCTAAAAGCATAAGTCAACCCTTGTAAAGTCAACTCTAAAACACCATTCTCAGTCATATCCAATCGGTAAGTTGAACTTTTAAAATAACGAGCCAATTCTCTATACAAGTAAAGACGAGACTCTTGAATAGTGAGCCAGTTCATGATTTCTTGGTTGAAACCACTAATGATATAGGCAATTAAATCATAAGAGCGTGTACCATTATAACCTAAACGAACTAGACCATGAGTCGGTTCAAAATCAAACTTGAATTGAGGGATACCGAGTTGTTCTAACTTTTGGTTTAGTTCATTTACTTTGTCAATAATAGTTTGTTTTTCTATGTTCATTACCAAATAAAACCTCTCTTCCAAACCTTCTTTTGTGGTTCTCTTATAGGAGAACCTGTTCTTACATACTTGTAAGTATTATCCAAATCAACAATCTCATCATTAAAAATAGGAACTCCATTACTTGGTTGAACGTAACCAAACTCTTTACTTTGTGCCTTTAAGTCTGCAGTGTGACGTTGTTCGTACTTATCAGTTTGGCGACTAATCTGAGTAGCAAACAACCCAGTCAAACGCTTGTGTTCAGCAACTTCCTCATAGTCTGTGAAACCCCAAGTTAAACCTGACTCTACTACTTGAGTATATAGGTCAACCATCTTTAGAAATTTTCTTTCTTTGGAAACCATAGCTAGTTACCTACTTCCTCAGAAGTCAATTCTTCGTATTTGATAATATACGAAACTTTAGACCAAATACGTTTATCAAAGAATGTAATCGGAATAAAGGAGTACAAATCACCTACTAAATATCGATAAAGTAGTCTTAAAGCGTCTTCTTTTACCGAGTTATTCAAACCACTTGGGTCAGAACAAATAAAACTACCCACATTTATATCATCAGCGCTCAAATCTGCGAACTCAAAATTTGAGCGCATAAAGTCGATACCGAAGTCTACTACTGCTGACAAATCTTCACTTTCGATTCTTTGTAATAAGTTCAATTTAAACTCTGAGGTTTTATCTTTGGCGAGGGAATACGGTTCCCGATAAATCTCAATTCTATGTAACATCATCAATCTCCTAGTTCAAGCAAACCTTCACTAAGCATAAACGGTAAAGGCGCTTGTTTTAATTTTTCTTTTGGCACACACTCAGATAAAGCAGACTCTGAAGCTCTAGCCATATCTATCAACCAAAAATCAGTTTCATTCTGCATAACATCAATAGACCATTGACCCTTCAATTTACAATCTTTGAGCAGTTTTGAAACTTCAGATACCACTAAGTCTTTGTTCTCTTCATATCGTTGCATCAAAGTTTCTTCATGGTTGATGTAGTTGATATAATCGTGGTTCTTTTGTATAGGAGCCGAAACTCCAATATCAAGGAAGTTCTCTTTCATAACTTGGGGATGCCAGTAAGGAGAAACCCCAATCACTTCTTCTGTATCAAAATCTACAAAGACTCGGTACTCAGTATGTAGAGGTAAACCATTATAAATAGTCGGATTAGCCTCCACATCATCAATAAACTCTCTGACAACCCACTCATTATTCGAAGATACCCCATAAATAACCTTATTGTTTAAAGGTGAAGCCATCTGATTGGCTTGACTTTGGATGTACCACAAGTAAGAACCTAGCTCTGAAACCTCTTGACCTTTGGTAACTTTGGCGTTTCTAAAGTCAAATTTAGATGAGAACGTACCTGTTTTGATAAAGTAGTCTTTCTCTAAGTCTAAATCGAAAACAATCATAGCAAAGCGATTAATAACCTCTAAAGACAAAGGACTCAACTCTCTGAAGTCATAAACACGTGTACTTTGCAATAAAGCCAACGGAACTTTAATGATTCGGGTCTTTGGAATTTTAAAGAATTGTGTTCTATCAACCACTTCTTTAATCGCAAAGAGCCAATTTGACATTGTGTTTGGGTCATGATTCAATAGCTCATAGACAAAAGGGTCTAAGTCTAAAATATCCAACCCTTGTCTAAATAAGTCATAGAAAAGTTTATTCTTAGTCTTTACATACGAGTTGTATTGACTTAAAAGAGCTTTAGAGCTTGACTCTGGTATATCTGTCTTACACATATACCCACTAAACTGGACACCTTGCTCTTGCAACGAAAGCAAAGCTTTCGCATCTGCTAGATAACGCACTGGTGTGGGAGAAGGTAAAACCTCTCCTTTCGTAGAATCCCAAATAACTGTTTGTGAGACCAACTCTTCAACTAACTGCTCAACTAGAACTTCTGCACTCTCAGACAAAGAAACAAACTTATCTGATTTATCAATCACTTTTGCAGCATTTTGTTGAAACAAATTCAAGTTCTCTGTATCAATCTCAAACTGAGTATAAAGGTTTTCAAATTCTCTTTGTCGATCTGGGTTATCTTTAAGGAGTAACGCAATATTTTGTAATTCCTTTTCCGTGTAGTTCCGAGAAAGAGACAAATCAAAGGAAGGTTCCCCCTTGACTAAATTTCTTAATTTTTCAAACATACAATCTCCTAAAATATTTCCAAATTAAAACCGAGGATGAAACTCAAAGGTGTGATACCCTTTTCGTATGTTCCGAAGATGTAAATCCAATTCTTCCAAGGTTTTAAAGTAGTTGGTACGCTTAACTTCCCCAATTTTATCGCTTTTACGCAAGATTTCGATAACTTTAAAAACATAAACATTGTAATTAGAGTCTCTTGAAATAATGCGTATATGATGAGTATTAAATCCTCGTCTTAAAGTGAAATCTGAAAGAGAACCATGACTTTCAAAGTCTGGTTCATCAAAGATTTCTTGGACTAACTTTGCAACAGTCAATCTACTCTACCTCCGTTGAATAACAACAAGAAATTCTGCAAACGCTTAAATGACTTAAATTTGTGTACTTTTGAAAGAGCTGTAACATAATCTTTCGACTCATAAATCTCAACCACTTGAACCACACCGCCAATTAAAGTTAAACTCACAATATATTCCCCAACACTTCGTTTAAAGACTATCTCTAATGTATTACCTTCTTGTGTAAACTTAGTATAGTTAAGCTCAGATTGTATAAATGACTTAAGTTCTTCTAAATTCATAAGTACCTATCTTTCTAATTCTTAGGTGAAAAATAACCAATAGGAAATCCTTCAATAATTCCGTTTGAGTTGTAGTTCAAATGAATCGCTGAAACACCAGAGTGTTCAACTTGAACAGAAACCTCAGTCGGAGCAATCTCTTGATATTCAATCTTTTCACCTACCCAATTCAAAAAGCTAGAAGAGTAAGTCGAAACTTCAACTGTGTAACCCTCCAAAACCAAACCAAGCAAAGATTTATAAATGATACCCAAATTCTCTGGGTGGAAATAAGCTTCTGGTTTAGGGAAATTGACTTCTCTACGATTAGATAAAGCAATCTGTTTGACTGCACTCCAATATCTATCTAAGTTTTCACTAGAGGTTGCACTTACGGACAAACCTCCTAAATCAACTAAAGATTTACCTTTAAGTTTAGTCTTTTGACTAATCTCTGAATAGATTCGTAACATACAAACACCTCACAAACCTAAATCAAATGGAGCGCTAGGTTCAAAATAACCAACTGGCCAATTTGCAATACGACCTCTTGTATCAAAACGCAATTCTCGTCTTCCACCATCTACAAGTTCAAATTGAATACGAACTTGGTCTGTTGGAACTGAACCTCGTAAAATGCTTTCTCCAACTAAGTTAATTAGAGTGCTATCATAAACAGAAAAGTCGATTGTGACTGCACGTTCCATAATAAGATACCGCAAATATTCGTAAACTTCTCTGAGATGTATTGGGTGGAAATAGCTTGTCATATTAGGGAAATTGACTACTTTACCACTTAACTCACCACTCTGAATAAGAGGTTTAATTTGAGTCGTAAACAACTCTAAATTCTCCAAAGAAGACTTCCGAGTTGAAAGCCCAAATAAATCAACGAGAGACTTACCTCTCAATCGTGGTTTTTGATAAATTCCTGATTTGATAATGAACATTTTCTTTTACCTATCTTTCTATTGACGGTGGAACATCAAGCTCGTAACCATAACTTTTGGAAACCACCCAAACGTGGGGATACCTCTTGCTAATCAGCAAGTTTCGTAAACCATCTAATTCCAACAAATCTAAAACAACTTTGCCGTTTATACGTACAAGCACTTGGTTTTGTGACTTGTAAAGTTTCTTTAACAATGAAGGCAGTGTTTCTGAGTTTAGCTCTACCTTTTCTCTTTCTTCGTTCAAATGAAATACCTCTTTTTCTTTATTTTCTCTTATTATATCAAAAATAGTTAATATTGTCAAGGGAAACAAGAACAAAATAAAAGAGAGCAGTCGCTCTCTTTCTATATCTATCTTAGTGTTTCGAATTATCTTGTTCTCTCCAATTCTCAGCAACGGATGAACCTGCTTGTCTAAATACCCTTGCTGCCTTATTGAAGAAACCACCTACATGACTTGCTCCTTGGAACCCTACTCCAAGACCAGCACCTAAAGCCGAAGCTACTGCTCGACCTGTATGCCCCTCTGCCATGTGTTCTCTTGCTTTCTGCCAACGTTTTTGACGGAAAGACTTACCTTTGCTATTCCCTCTACGGAAGACTTGTTGTCTGCGGTCATAACTTGATAAGAACGGTTGTCTTTCAAGTATCATTTCCTCAACTTCAGCTCTTGTAAAGGTATAAGTACCAACTTGTAAGTCTTGTAACATAGAGTAACGCTTAAAAGCATTTTCTACAACAACCTTAGAACTACTTGACTCCATAAGGTCAAACTCTCGATAAGCATAATCCATAGAGTCAAACACCAATGAAGTTGGGTTTAAATATTGTCGAATTAACTTCCAATCAAACAATTCCCCAAAACCACCACTATTCCATAAAGAAATAGAATACGGTGAAACCTCTGGGCTGAATTGGATACCTTCTTTCTCTGGTTCATACAATAAACCATTAAAGTACAACTGACGACCAATAATTTCAATCTTACGAACGCGACTCCAATCGCCAAAGTAAGTGTAAATATCTTCTAACAAGTATTCTCTCAAGTCTTGGTCATTTTTAATTACTGTACTCTCTGCTCGGTTCGCAGCAACTCGACTCATTGTCGTTCTATCATTTAATTCCTCAGTAGACACAATCGTTTCTACTTTAGGGATGTTAGAACCTTGTAAGCCAAAAGCGGACTGCAATACAGACATAAGTGCCGATTCGGATACCCCTAGCTGACTAGCTAAAGTCGAAGCTACATTCAAAGGCTCTGTATTAGGTGTTTTAAGAGGTACACTCTCAGAAGGCTCAGATTGCTCTCTAGTCCATTTTTGAGGTTCTTCCTCTAAAGTATCGACTGATGAGTTTAAATCGCGCTCAGACGAAACTGGTGGCTCTGAGGTAGGTTCTGAGATTATTTCTTCGTGTAGGTCTGAGAAGTTTGAAGTGTCTTCTTCCTCAGAAAGAGGAGTTGGCTCTTCTACTTCATCAGCTTTAACCTCTTTCGTTGCAAACTCTGGGCGGAGGTCTACTGCGTTTGAGTGTGAAGTTGACTCATCAGAAGAGTTTTCTAAGTTTGAACCACTAGAACCCTCTTTGAGTTTTGAGTAAATCGCATCAATTTGACCAGACATAGTGCTAGAATACTGTTCTTGGAAACTACCAGGTGAACTAAAAGCTTTAGTAATATCTGCAACCGAGAACATCCACTCTGGTCTTAAATCCAATAGAAACTCTAAGTAAGAACCGGGATACCCCATTTGTTGAACTACCAAGTCTGCAATTTCTCTCGCTCTTACAAAAGAACGACTAACATCACCTGAACCTAAAGCTTTCAAGTAACCCAATACACCAACCCGTTCATCCCACTCATTTGGGTTGTTTGGGTTGCAGTTTTTAGCTTTAATCGTTTGAGCTTTATCTCCTAAAAAAGCTTCTAGTTGGTCTGTAATTGCTCCTTTAGAATCACCTAAAATTAGATAAGGTTTAAAATAGACTGCTCCACCTTCAGCTTGTGAAGTTGAAGACTCAACTTTATTTAAATCTGACGGTTTTTGGTCTCGAATTACTTTGTAACTTGTGTTACCAATATAAGCAAAACGTCTAGCACTCTCTGTTAAATATTTACCTGTATCAGAACCTTTAACGTTAGACCAATATTGACCGTCTCCACCTTCATTCCCTTGATAACCAATCATAAAACCTGTATCAAGGTTCAATAAATTATACATCCAAATATCTACAATAGGTCTATCTGCTCCTGTGAAAGCTTTAGCAACACCACCATCTGCAACCGGATAAGTTTCAAAGTTAGACGCGATGTCAAATTTTTGACCAACGATATAAACACTTGACCTCAAACCTTCCGCCCCTTGGAAACCTGCACGTTTCAATGACATCAATTTTGTAATACTCTCATTTAACTTGTCAAATAAATCTCTAAGGTAAGCATCAGTTCTCATACGTTTTTCAGCGTCCTCAGATAAATACTTAAGTTTGAAATCTTCCATCGCATTTTCTTTCATGCGACCTGATAAGTATTTTTCAGTATCTAACTTAAATTGGTCTCTTACTTTATCAGACAGTGTACGAGAGAACCACCCAGATTGTTTAAATCTATCAGCAGAGAAGTTATTTGTCCAGTTTGTAACCTCGTCAAAAATTCCAAGAACACCGTCATCACCACCGAGCTTTTCATACATAGCCTTATCCTTTGTGATAATTTCAGCTCGAACAGAAATGATACCCATAACGAAAATCATGTGTCTTAAAAAGGCTAAATTTCCCCAAGAACCTGTATACTTTCTATCTTCCAACTCTAAGAAAGTCTTGTCTATCTCATTAGGCACAAGAGTATCATACCAACCCATAATAGTTGGGTTTTCATCCCAAAGTAATTGTCGTGAAATATCATTGACAATCGGCATGGTGGACTCTTTAATATCCCCTGATTGAATGAAATAACCTTTAGGAATACCGTTTTCATCAGCTCCACCAAAGGCAATATAATAAGGAACCATAGTGTCTGGTTTACCGTCACCACCAAAGATAGGACGACCGTTAGCGATTGATACCGCTAGACCATTGGAGATAGACACTCCTTTACCTGAACGAGAACCCGCCCAATAAACAAGAACTAATTTAGCCCCTGCATTAATCGGAGCAGTTATTTTATTAGAAGAGGTTAAAATACGACCATCAAGACCTTTACCTAGTAACTGGTAGCCATAAGTTAGTTTTTCACCTTTACGTTGTAAGGACTCTAAAGCCTTATATGCGAACAAAGGTTCGCTCTCTGCAATCTCTGGTTTGGCAATGTGAGTGTAATGACTTACTTGAACGTTTGAAAACACTCTAGTTAAAGGTTCTTCAAATTCTCCACCATAATCAAACACATCTGTATAGAACAAACTGTCTTTTGTAAACTCACTTGGTTGGAGTTCTGAGATTGGAGCAGATACCACCCAATCTGCTGAAGCCCACTTCTCGTCATCCATCATTCCTACATGGCTCTTCATAATAGCGAAGGTTGAGAAAGTGTCTTTAAGTTTTCTTAAATAACTTCTAAATACATCTGTATCTTTAGGGTTAATTGCAACAGTGTAACCATCACCAAAGTAATTAACTTTATCCGACCAAAAATAACCATCTTGGTAAGTATCACACACCAAAGCCAAATATTCCCAAGCACGGTTTCTTAAATACTCTTCAATAGCTTGACGTTGACCTTCTGACCCTTTCCACTTCATTGGAACGGAAGGGAAATTCAAATCATCTTTTTTAACCGTAACCTTACGACTTAACGCAAATTCTAAAATCTTGTAAGGGTAATAAATTGGCTTATCTGAGTGTAAAATCTCTTCTAAATCAATTTGACGAGAAGTGCTAACCTTCACACCCCTCAAAGGAGAAAACATAGCTTCTCCTGCGTAATAGGAAGCCGTGTAGTTTGGTTGAACTGCTTGTTCTCCTTGGATAATGACCATTGGAATATCTGGTAAACCAACTACAACCCCTTCATACTTATCTAATTCGTAACCTGCTTCAAATGCGTAATCATAAATCTCAAATAACTGAGTTATCATAGAACTAACTTCTGCTACCAGTTTTGAAGCAGTTTTTAAAGTCTTAACTTTTTTAGCTAACGTTTCATCCTCTACAGAAACCAAACTTTCTTTGACTTCTGTGGATACCGAAGTAGGGTTGAACTCTAAATTTAAAGCCTTTGAAACAGTCGCAATATCATCAATCAAGTTATGTTCTAATTGTTCTGCTTTCAAATCTTTTAAGGAATTAGAACGTAAGTCGGATACCGCTAATTGGTTTTTCAGTTGGTTTTCAACAGAATGAACTGCTAACTCAGACTCTAATTGAGTGTAAATAGGTTTTAAGTCACTAAAACCAAAGGTAAACCCACTTTCTTTTCTATCCAAAGAAAGTTGACCAAAGGCACAAGCTAACATACAAGTAGCATAGAAATAAACAACTTCGTCTGAACCCTCAAGTCCGTTTTCTACCAATTCCTCAACAGAACTATACACTACGTCAACGATTTGTTGGTTATCTAAACCTAACCCTAGCTGATTTGAGATTTTCTCCATCTGGTCTTGTACTTTACTCACGCTCATCACCCTCTTTCTTTTCCACTAATTCTAAAGCTTTTTGGAAAACTCCACTAATATCTCTGACCTCACTTGGAGGATTGTAACTGAAAATCTCAGTCATAATCTTTACAAAACTTCTAGTATCAATTACATCACTTAAATAATCACCTTCTTTAGTTAGGTGTTTACTGTTTAAGTAATTTAAAAGATCTACTCCAAACTCATTTTCAAACTTCTCAAAGTCTCGACGGAAACGGTAGGATACCCTTGTGGTGTTTACTAAGTCGGTTAAAAGTTTACTTAATTTAGGCAGTTGAGACACTTTCGGTAACGAAAAACCCCAAGCAACCGTACCATAAGCAGAACCTAAAACATCAGTTGCTAAGTAGTTAGGAGCAGTTAGAAGCTCTACAGAAACTTCAGTTGCGAAACGCTCTGCAAAATCTTTAAAGGAAGGTCTAATCTGTTTAAAGTCTGAACCTTTACCTTCATTTGCAAAGTAACTATCCAACTCTCCGAAATGTTCTTTTAGTTTAGAGTGTTTCTCTACAAACTCGTTATAACCCTCAAAAATAGAAGTGGACTCTATACCGAAGATACCGAAACTTGCTAGTTTAAGTGCTTCTTCATCTGTTAAATTTAGGTCTTTTAATGAACACGCTAAGCGGAAAAAGTCCTCTTCGTTAAAGAAACCGTTATAAGAACCTACATTATCAAAAACTAATTCACTAATCACTGCAAATAAAGGCGAAACCTCACCTACTCTTGATAAGACACTATCTGGGAGGAAATCTACACCGTCTAAAGTAACCTCCCTTAAGAATGGTCTATACTCTACACCCTCTAAATCAAAACCTAAACTCACTAGTTTGTCATAAAGACCTTGATATTTCTCAATATTTTTATCTTCTTCGGTTGGTTCTTCTGAGAGCACTTCTTCTGTTTCCGAAGGTTCTTCGGTTTCTTCTGTTTCATCAGACAAGTTGCTAAAGTACAGTTCCAACCCACTCTTATAGCTTGAAACAAACTCAGAACTCATGAAATCAAAGGTAATGTTGTCTAAAGCCAACTCTAAGCAAGTGGTGAGCGCAGTGAGATACCCCACAAATACAGAATCAACACCTTTACTCAACCCTACCTTGTCTTTGTTCTTCAAGAGGTAATTCGCTACGGAAACTGCTCTTAAATAAGTTGTGTCAGTAGTAATCGACACTTTAGGAGTCGGATAAGAAGTAAGGTCTCTATGCTCTTTCACAAAAGCAACCATAGAGTTTACATATTCTTTCGCTAAAGTTTTATTATGTTCTCCAACCTCTAAAGTCTCCTTTAATGTTGGAAAATCAACCGAAATCTCTTGTTGATACTCCTCTAATACACGCACTAACCCTAAGAAATTGTTCACTAAGGTTAAGTCTGTGTCTTTTAAGAAACCGTCTCCAATGTCTTTAGTATCAACTGGTTTAGTTGACTTAGAGGTTCCCTTTTTAACCTCTTGGAAGTAATTCCAAAGAGCACCCCCCTCTTCATCCATCGCATAATATTGTGGACGAAGAGCAGTATGAGTATAGTACAAATCATCATTAAACAAGGCACCTACAAAGTTTAATTCAGTATCTCTCAAAATTAAACCATACGGATCATTGATTTGTTCTCTATGGCTCTCTACAAACTCTTTACAGGTAATGCTATCTTCAACTAAACCAACTGCTCTTAGTCGTTTGAACGAAGACTCAACTGTTTGTTTTCTACTTGGGTCTAAGAACCAATCGAGACCGTGATTATCAAGTAGATACCCTTGTACTTCTGGGCTACTACTCAACACAATAATCTCTTCCACACTTGAAAAGACACGTGAGCCAAAGAGAGAGCGACTGTCTCCTCTTAATACTTTTGTAATTGGAGTTGATTTGCTTTCTGCTGATAATTCCGTACCTAACTGCTCTGTAAAAGTAATTGGTACAAACTGCTCTTTCGCCTTGAAATTGACCGGGGAAACATAAAATTGAACGTAAATACCGTCTAAACCTAGAATCACTCTACGAACATTATTAGGCGAGAATTTCGAAATGATACCCTCAGTAATTCCCTTGTTTTTTCTCTCTTTTAACTGTTTATAAGCTCCTGCACACAAAAGCCTTTCAAAATTTTCAACATATTTATTGGTTACTTTACCTTGTACAACTCCTTGACCTTGTTGGTTTTGAGTTGAGTTAGGTTGTGAACCCTTAAGTAAATCATACATTTATTTATCTCAACTTTCAAGATTTTCTACTTATTATCCAAACGAAAACATCAAAAAATCCAGCATACCCTAGTATACCGGATAGAAAAGTTCATTTTCTTAGTTTGGATAAATATAAGTTACAAAACCTTCAGATGTTGTAGTCGGATTAAACCAACCTCGATGGTTGCCAATATAACGTTTTTTACCATAATTTGATTCAGAAACTTGAATACGAGTGTTGGACTCAACCGCAGTCACCACTGCAACGTGTCCATATCCACCATCATTCCAGCATGCAATGGCACCAACTTGAGGTGTTGAACCAGTTCTAAATCCAGCAGCGGCAGCGCTAGTTGCCCACTGTGCTCCATTACCCCAATAATCTCCAGCCCAAGGTGCTAATGTTTTAGCTCCCCATGTACACTCGCCCATTGGGTAACTCGAAGCGTCTGTGTTGTATCTAAGTCTGCTTGCAGTTGAAGTGACCGTAGGAGTTACTGTAGGTGTTGCTACTTCCTCTTGAGGTTCAGAACTTGGAGCTACCTCTTCTGAGGTAATTGGCGCTGACGGAGTGGATATCGCAGAAACCTCCTGTGCCAATGAAGTATTTGCAGAGTTAGTTACTACTGCTTTTTCACTCTCTTTCTGAGCTAAGTAAACCTTTTCTTCTTCCAAAGCTTTAGTAGCTTGACGTTCTGCTTCAGCTTTTTGCTCTACCAACTCAGCTTTCTTATCCTCTGCTTCAGTCTTTTCAACTTCCAAGTTCAACTTAGCTACTTCTAACTCCGCTTTACGAGAATTGAGAGCTTGCGCAGCATCTTCTAACTTCTCTTTATTAGCAATAACCGTATTAATAGCTTGGTTGTTTTCCTCTTGTTTCGCTAAAATACTTTCTTTATCACTCTTTTGTTGTGCCAACATTTTGTTACTTGCTTCAACAATTTGGTTCATAGAAGTAACCTTGGAAATAGCGTCAGATATAGAGTTTGAGTTGATAACTGCATTCACATAATCTAAGACAGAACCACTTGTTTGCGCACTTCGAGCTTGTTTTTCCAAAGAGTCTTGACGAGACACAATATTCTTAGACAAGTTGTTGATGTCTTTTTCAAGGTCTTTGGACACCGATTCTAGGTGTTCTGTTTCAGCTTGTAAATTAGCTTGTTCAGTCTCTAAAGCAGTAACCTTACTTTGGACACTCTCCAACTGAGAACTAGCTTCTTTTTGCTTTTCAGTCAACTGTTCTACTTTTTGCTCTTGGTCTGCAATGGCAGAGTTGGATACACCTGTTGGATTTGCAGTTGCTTGTGGTACATCAACTACCTTATGAGGATTTAAAGCTCCTGCACTTACTGTTTGAATAGTAGTTAAACCTTGGCTTAACAAGACTGTACTTAATAGTAATGTTGATAAAACTTGTTTTTTCATAATACGAGAAAATCCTTTTACTTTCAAAATATGCAACTATTATAACAAATAAAGTCGCAATTTCATATTACGACTTTGTTACAATTTTGATTTAGTTGGCAAAAGTAGATACCGCAAGGGTTTTACTGCTTGAATGGTTGATAAGTGTTTTTAAAATTAGTCAAAGACAAAGTTTCACGTTGTGGTGGTACAAGCCAATGGATGTCACTATTCATCGGAGGTGCGTGGAGGATAGTGACCTCATTATTTCTGAGTTCTTTTATTACTACAACTTTGTTGGAATCCTTTCGATTTCGGTAAAGTCGGTTTTCAGTTAAATCCAAAATCCAAACCTCATTTCAATTATTTTCTTTATTCTAGCAAAACCGTATTGGAAAAGCAAGAAAGAGAGGATACCGCTAAGTAAACCTCTCTTTTTATTAAGCAACCTCAGTTGCAACTTCTTTTTCTTCTGGTAACAATGGATATTCTCTTGAATCCACAATGTTGGTGCGCTCTTTCTTGTTGTCGAAAGCTAACATCAACTCTTTACCAAAGTCCTCAAAGGTGTACTCAATCATAGTAAACTGACCACCATGACCTTCAAATTCAGCAATACAACGTTGTACTAATTCTACTGCTTTTTCATGAAGTCCGCCCATCAACTCGTCTACGACAAACAACATACGGTGGTTGGTAATCTCTGTCAATACTACAGAGAAGAGAAAAGCAATGATTTGACCCATACCATCTCCTGTTTGCTTACCAATCACTAGTTCGTTCCATTGACCGTTTTTAAACTCTAATAAGTTCAAGTGAACTTTCTGAGCTTTCAAGTCTGAAATCAAGGAGAACTTGTAGACATTTTCTCCAAAGACCAAAGCCAAGGCTCTATTGATGATACCCTCCATATAGTCACGCAAACCTTTTGTACCGTCATTACTCAACATAACAACGTATTGCAAGGCTTTCGCTCTATTCAAGTAGAGAGTACGCAAATCTTCTAGTTGTGCAATATCATCTTGGCGCTTTCTAAGTCTACCCTCTTTCAAGGAGTAATCTTGTTTAATCGCACCTAGACGACTTGCGAATGTTTCTGAAACCAAGGAAACCCTCCTTTTCTATTCATTAACTGTACTCTAGTTACTACTCATAGCAACAGACCAAATGTTAGAGGAGTCAAAACTCTTGATAAAGACATATTTACCTGCACCAGCAAAACCAAAGCGAATATCATCAGCAAACTCACCTTTACCATACAACAAGTAGTCAAAGTAAACTGGTGAAAGTCCAAATTGGAAACCACCTAGCTCCAACTTCGCTTGGTTGCCTTCTGTTACCTTATGCACGTGTTCAATAGGAGCAGTTAAATCCAAGTCTCCATATTTGAAAGTAACATCCTTCAAATCCTCAGAAATAATGACTTGAATACGCTCTGCAGACATCAAACCACTTAGAGCGTTAATACGTTTCAAATACATTTCAACAAGAGGGCGAGAAAGGGATACCCAAGGCAAGTCTCCCAGTTGATCCAAAGAGTTTGGTGGGTAAGCTACATCTGCATCATAAAGGACACCTAGTACAGTAGCGCCTTGTTTCAAAACAAAGAAGTGTTTTTCTTCATCTTTATAAAACGAGAACAACCCTTTAGCCAACAAGTCTTTCAAAGCAATCAAACTCATTGGACGAAGACCACCCTCTTCCAAGAAGAAGTCCATATTGTTCTGAACACTAGGCATGTAAGTGTCTTTGTAGAACTCCAAGGCTTTGGTAGTTGGGTTGAACATCAAATCATTATGAATTTCATTAGTTGTTGGAGTGTAAGGAGCTAAATCATTCAAAGTTTGAATCATATCCTCACGTTGTTGTTCTGTCAACTCTACGAAAGGAACTTCTTCATTGTCTGCAATACTAATATACTCCAAACGGTACAAGTCTGAAACGTAAAACGGTGGAGTAGTTGCAATTAGAGAAGAGTTACGAATCTCTTCATCTTTATCTGGTAACTTCAAGCTCTCTTGAACGGTAATCGCAACCTCAATATCCGTTAGAGGGTGGAAAGTTACACTTAAAGGAGTTGTCAACTCACTAGCAGAGTAAGTTGAAATCAACTTCTCTAGGGTAAGAGCTGGTACTTGGAAGTAAACTGGTTCTTCTCCTTCAAACTCTGTAACCTCTACCGCAGAAGTGGTTACACTTGTTTTTGCAACCACAATATCTGTAAGGGCAAGGAAGGATACCGCTCCACTAGGTTCAACCTTAACAACTACGTTCTTGCTTTTTGGGTCAATCATAGAGCGCTTTACTGTATCAATCAGCAAGCGACTTTCTTCTGCTAATGTGTCAAATGCAATTTTTAAAAACATGTCTCAGTGGTTCTCCTTAATCTAACTTGAAGCCTTGTTCCCAAGAAGCAGTGTCAAATCCTGCAAATGGATTAATGTCTGTGCTGGGTGTCGATTTAGGCGTTTCCTCAACTTTAGGAACTTCCACTGCCACAGTCTCTGTTGGAGTTGCACTACCAAATACACCACTCAACAAATCAACTGCGCTTGTATCTGCATTAGTTGGTTTGTTTTCAACTTGTGTAGTTTCTACACTTGTTGAAGTTTCTGAGTTAGTTGGGGATACCGCTTGCTCTTCCTTAGTTGGTATAGTTTCTTCAAACTTAATTTCTTTTGTTGGCTCTGGGATTAGTGGAGAGTCACCTTTTGCAATATCCACTACTGCATCGTTTTCCAACATTTGAGTTGTGATTTCTTTTGCTTCTGCTTTAACTTCTTTACTATCTGCTACTTCAACATCATAAGAAACTGAGGAAACATCTTCCCCTGTGATTTCTTTGATAGTGTCATAGTCTTTCTTTTCAACTGCTTCAAAGAACTTTTCTAAGCGCTCTGCTTCAGCAACCTTTTCAGCTAAAATTTTGCTTGCAAGTGCTTTGTAAGCTTCAATCGACTCTTTTGTAAACTCAGTCTCACTAGCGAGTTCCATTTTGATTGGATACCCAAGGGTGTTGAGAATTTCAACCTCTTTCAAAATCGCTTGAATACGAGCCTTTTTAGACCCACTAATTTCTTGCTCTTTACGGTTATGTTCCAATACTTGTTTATTTAGCGACTCCAATCGAGCCAATGTTTGTTCTACTGACATTTAGTGTCCTTCCTATTTTCTTCTTGTTTTCTTCGCTTATCTGTTCTTATCGAAAACTTTACAATCTCAATCATCAAGTAGGAAAGTTGAAAAACAATCAACAAACCTACTGCAATCATCACTCTCACAACGAAACAACAGTTAATTAAGCGCTAAATAGTGCTTAATCAAGTCCTTAATCTCTGGTTCTAAGACCATAAGATTTAGGCGCTCTGAAAGGGATACCCCAGCCCAGTTAAAGTCTCTTAGACCTTCTAAGGCTTCGGAGAGTTGAGCTTGTTTCCCTTCTGCTTTGACTTGCTCTGCTACAGACCCTTCTGTATCTTCCAAGAAAATCTCAGAAGGTGGTTTTAATTCAAAGACTTGTGGGTCGAAGTGAACCTCTGGTAAGCCTGTGATTGGGTTCTTACGCATTTTCACTACTGCGCACCATACAAAGCTATAATCTTCTGAGCGCTTTGGTCTTGCCATACAGCCTAAATTCATAAAGGCACAAGACGTTCCACCTTCAGTCTTAAAGGCTTTCAACTCACTTGGTTGGTGGATGTGACCATTTAAAATCAAATCAACCCCATAAAAAGGCTCATGAGTTGTTAAATCAATCGCTTCCGGATTGTTTGTAAAGTTTGTCAAACCAACGCGGAAATCGTAGTGAGTTATCGCAATATTAGTGATACCTTCAACAATATCCAACTTCTCAAACTCTTTACCATAAGGAACATAGTGGAAGACCACTCTCAAAGGTTCATTTGTGTCCGGGTCAATTAAGTCAGGCGACTCTAACATCACTCGACCTACTTGTTTATCTTCCTCTGCTAAATGTGCAGGGGAGTCAAAATAACCTAAAGACGACAAGAACAAATAATCATTACGCTCTTCAGACCCATGTAAATCATGGTTTCCTCGGTTAATAACCTTGTGACCCTTAATCGAGTCCAAGAATTTCATGGTGCGACTCAACATAATGCGATCACCAGAGAGCCACGATACCCCTGTTCTAACTCCAATAAAGTCGCCTGTTTCATTATATAACTCTGGTTCAAGGAGTTGAACCCTCTCCAAAGTTTTATCAAAGCACCAATAACAGTTCTCTTGGTAGTTGATGTGTTGACCTCTATACACATTTTCAATGTGGCGGTCTCCAAAAGTAACTGAGGTGTTGCCGATTATTTTTTTCAAATCTACTTACCTCTCAAAACTCTCTCACTTGCCCTCTATTCAATTTTAAATCTTGAAGGTAGAAATAGACCTAAGAAGATTTAAAATCAATTCTGAGCCAATCTGAGACTTCCTAGCTATGTTCATGTGGACTTACTACAGTCGAACCAATTTCAAATGGTTCTGTGATTGAAAGATGACCACAATGTGAGCAGACTCCAACTGGATACCCTTGGGTTTTTAGTTCTTGTAAGAGTTCTTCACTCTCTTTAAAGCAAGACTCTTTCTCTGAACCCTCAAGTTCTAATTGTTTATCCAAGGCACTCAATTCTGAGAACTGAGACTCTAAAGTCAAAAGAGCCAAAACTTCATCACTTCTACTTTCTTCAATCAGACCAAAGCTAGGTGCAGTGTCCAACTCTCCTAAAGCTGAATCCAAAGTTGAAACAACTTCCAAAACTTGAGTGGAAGAGACACTAGGAGCTTGTCCGAAACTCTCAACATCATTTAAAGCACTTAGACCTTTTGAAATCTTATCAAGAGTTGCTAATTCACTCAAATTCGCAACTTCTACAGTTGGTAAGGAAACCTCTGAGCCAAACTCTTTTAATTTAGTTTGAATAGAGTGAACTTGGTTAAGTGCTTTTAAGTCAACCCCCTCAACTGTAGTTGTACCCTCCAACTCTGACATAGCTTTCAAGTCGCTTGCGACTTTGAGGATACCCTCTGAGCCTTTTTCTAACTGTTCATAAGCGTGGGTTTGACTTTCTAGTTGTCGAATAACCTCTTTGGTTAAGTGCCTACGCTCTACAATATCTTGTGAGTAAACGCGAATACGACCCTCTACAACCTCTAACTGTTGGAAAGTCTCCTTGTTATCATCCGTCATTTGTTTAATCGCTTGTTCTGCAGTTTCTAAGTCCGCTGCTTGCGATAACATTTTATTAAGTGAAGCTGGAGATTGTTCCAATACTGGAAGACCTTCTGCTCCCCTCATTAAGTTCAAATAGCGACCACCAACCTCTGCTAAATTAAAATAGCGTTTTAGGAAACTTGGGGTTTCTCCAACTTTTACAAAGCGACCATCTACAAGAGTGTTATAGACCTCTTTTCGTGTACCGTCTTCGTTCAAGTACACTCTATAACCGTTCTTGAACGTAGAGCGAGGACTCAAACTTGTTCGAGTTAAATAATACTCAACCTCTAAACCATCAGACCAAAAGGTTGTAATCTTCGCTTCTAACGCTCCATGTTTAATAAAACCTTTCGCCAGTTGCAAGCCGATACCCTTGGTGGTTAAGTTGTACTCCAAAGCCTTCAAAGCATTGGACTTCCCAGTTGAGTTAAAAGCCTTGAGTAACAACACCCAATGAGAACCGAACTCAAAACGTTCTTTCTCATATTGAGCAAAGTTTTCAATCTCCCAAGCCAATAACTTGGACTTCTGACCTCTAGCAATAATACCCTCTAGGTAATTTCGGTGTTCTTCCGAGTCAAATAATGAAGTTTGTTTTAACTCACTTTTGCTCTCACCTTTACTAACCTGTAAGTCAGCAAATAGTTCATCTACTACTGTTGCCAATTTTATTCTTCCTTCCCTCTTTATCTTCGCAAAATTCCTAGAAAAGACTAGGAACTTAGAGAAAACAAAGAAAATTAATTCTTTGTTAAAGGTCAAACCATGGTTAGTTTGACCTTCTCGGTTTTATAAGATATACCTCTCTACCAATTAAGGAGAGTTTAAAGGCTAATAACTCTTAATGATGGAGTTTTTATCCTTATTCTTCAGCTCCAAAGTCCAAAGCACTTGCTGGGTCAACATCCACACCTGGAGGAAGTTGACCTGCGTTCGCACCTAGACGGTTCGCTGCAGAATTTGTGATAGGGTTGGCAGACCCACCTGCTGCTACACCTTTTTTAAGGTTTTCAGCAGTTGTTTGGATGTTCTCAACCTCAGCTTTCACTTTGTCAAGACTACCATACATTTTATCCAACTTCTCGTTTACCTCTTCGTCAGAAAGCAACTCACAGTTACGAACTGTTTGTACAAGGTAAAGAGCGTTGTAATGATCTTGCGCTTCCTTGTCCCATTGCTCTTGAAGACCAAGGTATTCAGTCAAGTCGTACAAGTCAGTGAACGGAGCCACTTTTTGCATAACTTGAATGTTCAATGAAGCACCTGATTTAGAATCTTCACTTTCGTAAGAAGCTCCACCGTTTTTCTTCGCTTTTGCAAGTGCTTGTTCATCAATCTCATAGTTGAAGAGAACGAAGAACCCACCAAGTTCAGTGATACCCGGTTGTTGCGCTTGCAACTCAAGAGCTTTCACCAATTTTTCAGTGAAGGCTTTTGTAGTGAGTTTGTGCCACTTCATTTCCCCTTCAATCGTGTGAGCAAATTCACGTGTCTCAAATAATTGGTTCCCATCATTATCGCAGATAGGTTTACCATAATTATCAATACGAGGAATTTGTTTCTCTACGGTTGTTGGGTTTCCAGCTTCATCAAGCAAAGGATGTGTTTCTGGCGTAGTTGTAAACTTACCATGTGCATCCTTTGTAGTTGGAATTACCACAATAGGGAACCACATGTCTGAGTTACTTTGAACTTGCAAGAATACATACTCCATAAAGTTTTTAGTGAAGTCTTTTTCTTCTTTATACTGAGAGTCACTTGCAACCAACTCAGCTACAGAAGAATACCCTTGACGAGCTACTTCAAGCTCAATTTTCGCACGGCGCATGTCAAATGCTGCTGAAATATAGTCACGAAGGTACTCATTGTTACCTGATTGACCATAAGGTGCAAAGACACGGTTTTCTTCTTTGGCTTCCTCAAAGTAAGGCATTGAACCTGCCCAGTTGTTGTCTTTGTCACCATTGTTGAATTTCTTCATAGTGACACTACGCATAGGAACGCGGAAAGGAATCAAATCACCTTTCTCGTCAACAGTTGGGAAGCCCATGCGAGGGATGTAAACCAAAAGTTTTTGGTTTGTGTAACCGTCCTTCGCACGGTTAAAGATTTGGATACCAAGTTCTTCTCCAAGCTCAGTAAGTGGAGAACGTTTAGCACCAGCAGTATCTTTTGCAAGGACAGCTTGCATTTGAGCCATTTGCTCTTTCGAAATTTGTGTCAAGTCTAGTTTTACCATGTTTGTTTTACCTCAGTTTTTCTAAGCAATAATTAGCAATTTAAAGCATTTTCTAAGCAATTTTAAGCAATAAAGTCTATCGTTAGGGTTCTGTTTCTTTTGTAAAGCTTTCTATTTAGTAGTTTTAGTAAAGTGAAATCTGCTAATTTAATTAGCAAAGTGTACAAAGTGTAAAAATTTTTGATAAGAGGAGTTACTAAGCAACCAAATCAATCAACCAACAAATTAACAAAATCTTAGTCTATCATTCAGACCTAACAATAGTTGTGCCTTTTGAGGTAATCTCATAAAACCAACTGTATGGTTTCACAACCATACATAAAAAGCCAACGAAAACAATACCTCTAACAGTAGTTAAGTAGCGTCTCTCTTGGCTTTGACTATCTTCACGACAGGCAAACAAGTTTATTGTCCATTGTGGACTTCGGTAAGTTAGGCTTACCTATAAGCTACAGACCTGTTACAGTCTGCAACCTGAAAAATATATGGAAAGGAAATGTTAGTATTTTATCAAAAGATTTTTAATAAAAAGTTTGTTAGTCAATATTACTTAGTAATACCTACTCTAACTGGATGTAACACGCACCCTCTACCCCATCTGTAAATACATTAGGGGATACTTTAAAAGTTTATAAAGAAAATAGTTCGATGAGAACCATCTATGCGGAGCCGAGGAAAATGAATCCGAAAAACTCGACTCCTACAACTTAAAGACCTTTTACAGTCTCTAGGCTCAAAAAAGAAAGTGACAACTATGTATATTGCCGTGTTCGGTAAGACTTGTGCTTACCTACAAGCCACAGACCATTGAAAGTCAGTGACCTGAAAAATAGAAAAAGAAGGTTTATAAGAAATGTCTTATTCACCATCAGAGGTTAAACTTTACCCTCTATGAACTCTGAACCTTTTAAAGTTCAAAGCCCCGAAATAAAATAAATACTAGGAGAACAATCAATGAACTGTTAACACGCACATTAATTATCCTTGGAACAAAAGTTCCAATGAACTTTAAACCTTTGACAGTTTAAAGTCCTATATGTGTATGCACCATAAGGAGGTATGCATTTGCAGAAGGTTGAACCTTCTAAGAGCAACCGACCGATTAAAGTCGGATACCCTGGAACAATGTTATGCAAAGGGAAGAGAAGAGAAAATCTTCCCTATAAGCTACTGACCTTTTACAATCAGTAACCTAACTCGAAAAAGAAAAGAAGAACAAAATGTTCTTTCGACAAGGAAACGTCTAAACCTTGCCTATAAGCAGTAAACCTATGACAGTTCACTGCCTAATATAATGTTAAATAAAGGAGTGATTAGTTGAATGGAAAACTAACCAATTCGAACCACTTAAAGTAGTTCTATAAGCTACGAACCTATTATAGTCCGCAACCTCAATAAATTTTCACAAAAGGAGATTGTGAGTTGGTCTGCGAACCTAAACGGAAAGGTGGCGAACCTAAACACTAAGAACCTACGACAGTCCTTAATGCGAAATCTTGGAAGAAATTCCTACCGTAACTAGGAAAACGGTAGTTGCAAAGTCGAAACGTCCTTAACCAACTTTACTTATTCATTTTATCATAAAAAGTAAGATGTGTCAAGACTTTTCTACGCTTTTTGCTACTTTTTCTAATTGTTGATTGATTTGAAGGTCGAAATTATCTAAAACCGCATCTAGTTCACACTTTCTAGCATCAATCTTTTCTGCAATGCGACCGACTAAATCATAGTCGGTGTAAGACAAAGCATTGCTCACCAATTCAAAAATATGCAGTTCAATTTCACTAGCTATGTCTCGGTACTTGAAACGCAAAACAAAGATACCGCTAAGTATTGTGCTAGGTTTGTCTTGAAAACTTAAGTATTCAACATTAGCGTAGTGACAAACAGACTCTACAAATTCAAGAAAAGAAGTGTCTTGATAAACTAAATTATATGCTAGTTCATTAAGTTGACTCACTAACGGTTGTGCGTTTAGTAGTTCTTGTCGGAAATCAAGCATAAAACCAACCCCACCGAGCATCTTTCTTAGTACCTACTACTTCAATTTTAAATGTCCAACGAACATCGGGTAATTTAGAACGCAGATAAAGTAAACGGTGAACTGCTTTATAGTAAGAATCATAACGACAAACCGCTGGGTGAGTTTCATCTTCTAAAAGGTTCAGTTCTTCATCAGAATCCTTAAACCCTGCGTAATAATACCGAGAACCTAGAGGTATACCGAGTTCAAATCCTGACACAGAGATAACATATTCTACTTCCCTCAAAGCCTTGTACTCTTCAGAATGACTTTCCAACATGTTACCTAACAAATCAATATGTACAGTACCTTCTAAAGACATAGCTATAACTTCAGTTAAAGGTAAAACCAACCCTTCTACACTAGTTAAGTAGAAACCTAAAGGAGTATAAGTTACGAAACCGTCAAAGCGTTGGAAATCCAAGCTCAAATGGTGATACCGAATGTGAATGTAATCCCCCTCATAAATTGGCTCTCCCTTATCTGAAACCAAAGGAGTCTTCCTACAAGGTACAACTCCTGCTTTCTCAATAGGAATTGGGTTTAAGAGTGTGTTGTGTTTCCACTCATTCAAGTAAACCAAGTCATTACTTGTTAAGGTAAAGTCGTAGACCCACTTCTGCTTGTATAAGTGCCAAAGTCTCATGTCAATCATTTTGTGCCTTCTTTCTTTTAAGAGTTGGAGAAGTTTCTTAACGAATACGTTCCAAACGCAAATGTACGACTACGCTATCTTTGTAGTCTGTACGATCAATGTCACGTTGCAAACGGTAAGAAATGTAATGCTCCGCAATCTGCAGATACCCTGCTGAGAGTAGCTTTTCCTCAACCAAAGCTTGAATCATAGAAATAGTAATGTTCTCAGAATGTGTTTCCTCTAGTTGAGAAGCGACACTCTTTGCAATGCGAGCTAAGTTGTTTCTTAAATCATCACCTACTACATAAACAGACTGAGCTGCTTTAATCAAAGCTCCATAAATTTTATTTGCATCGAAGTCTTCTATTGTACCATCACGTTTTACAATTTTCATGTGTTTCCTGCTTTCATTTTTAATTTTTATAATCGCGAATAAAATGACCATCTACAAATTGGTCTACTGAACTAAAGTTAATCGAATGTGGACTATCTTCAGAAATATATTCTACCTCAATTGAATCCTTATCACTATTATATACAATGTCTGTAACCATAATTGCTATCGGTTCAAAATCAACAGTCAACCACTCAGAACCTAGTCCAATCCAGTTTTTCCAATAGTTTATCTTATCTTCTATAGTTACTTCCATCTGTTACCTCATCTTTGAACAAAACCTCTCGCTTGAAGCGACCATCTAAAAACTCATCTAATGGACGGAGCCATCGTAAACGAGAAAGGTCTCCCAATTTCTGATACGATACCGCAAGGGTCAAATCCGACTCTACTACTACAATGTCTTTGACAGTGTAAAGAGTATCAGAGTTAACATGTCGCCACAAAGAACCTACTGGAACTTCTTCACGTTTATTACTCAAATCATAAAGCAAAATATCTAAAACATCACTCATAAACTTAACCTCTCCACCACTGCTGCCTTGTTTTCTACCAAAGGAACTAATACCTCATGTATCTGAGAACCAAATAAACTAAGGAAATTATCTATATCCTTTACTTGAAAAGAAAGACCTTCTCCAAACTGATACCGTTTCTCTTCCACATACAAGAAAGTTGAATTAGTTGGTACTTGCCACTTCTTCTCTAACAAAGCTCTTTGACCTGCTTTATCATTATCCGGGACGCAAATTACCTTGTCGAACAAATTAAGGACTGCGCCTTTATAAGCATTAACATCAGCCCCCATAGTCGCAATAGCTGGTACACCATAAGCATCCAAATGGAGAGCATCGAAAATACCCTCAACCACCACAACAGAACCTCGATATCGCTTGTCACCTTTAAATGACTTATCTAAAGCTCTATCTAAGTTGAACCAATGACTCTCTTTAGAGAAGTCTTTGTCAGCAATCGTATAATACTTTGGGAATCCTTTTCGCCAACCAACTAAAGTTGCAATCGAACCATCCGCGTTGCGAATAGGTACAACTACTCGCCCCTCTAAGGTAAATGCACCTTTGTCAAGCCAACCTACTTCATCTAATATATTCATTAGCTCTACATTTACTGAAGGACTTGTTGCGAAACCTAAGTAGTTTTCTTCTAAGTACGACTTAATCTCATCATGAATATACTTTCTCTGAGTGGCGACTTCGGATACCGAGTCTAAATTGATAAGGTGTGACTTAACCAATTCAAAAACTTCTTCTTTGGTTCTCAAATTATAAGTTATTCCTTTCCTCTAAATTTCTTTTATTATAACACAAAAACGCAAAGAAAACAAGTCTTGGACTTGTTTTCTATCTACTCAAATATTTTAAAATAAGTTTATTTTCCGTTGAAGGGGTAACACCTTGAGGTTCAATAGACTCCAAAAGTTCTTGTAATTTCTCAGAAGGTTTAGAATCTATAAGCTTTAAAGCATCTTCATTTGTTAGCTTTATCTCACGTGTTAAACTGATTATAGGCATTTTTCTACACCTTCACAAAACCCTATCGTCTGGCACATCAGAACTAGTTAAACTTAAAAGTAAGTGTTTGATGTAAAACAAGCAAACTCTATGGGATACCCCATTGACTGCATCTTTTGGTTTGAAGTTTCTAAAAGACTGCAAACCTACCTCTATAGCATCTGACTGCGCCCATCGAGGGTTTAGCTTAAAAGAGCAGCCATAAAGACCTAGTAAATCTAAAAATTCACCTTTAGTTAAATCGTTTGGAAATTTATAAGCTAAAAGGTTATACACATCTACTTTATCTTTTGCTCTGCGATCAATGTACTTATTGCACATTTGAATTTTTCTTGCTAAAGAGTGTTCAATTGGAAGAACTTCGTACTGCCAAATCCCTTTATTCGAGCTAAAGTCAATCTTCAAACAAGGAGTAACACAAGTACCGTCTGTTACTTGGAACTTGTAAGTAACTGAAGTATCTCGAATTTTTATAGGTTTGAAGGATACCGTAAGACCTAGCTCATTAAGTCTCAATGCAAAACGGTCTTGAAATGTAAAGTAATCAAGCTCAGACAAGTCACCAAAGTAGTCCAATTCTAAGTCCGTAGTTTCCCTTGTCTCTTCTGCTAAATCAATTAAACCTGCGAAATAATTTGAATAGATAGCGTGTGCGCCTACAACTGTAATCTTGTTTGCTAAACCTAAATCTTCTTGCAAAGTACGAAAAGCCAAGTTTAATAAATCATTGTAAGTGCGTTTTGTTTTTAAAAGTGTCACTCAAAATCTCCCTCCCTAACAAGTTTCTTGGTAATTATTTTAACACAAAACAAGAGAAAAGTCAACTCTCATAGAGAGTTGACCGTTCCAACTAAGCTTATTTCTTCAACTGTTTTAAAACTTCAAACAGCATGGTGATGTCTGGCGCTAAAACCGTTTGAAGAGAAAGTAAAACATAATCAATTACGCAAAGCGCAACTACAGATACCGCTAGTTTCTTTAACCAACGTTTACGAATAGTGTTTACGTCTTCCTCAGAAGTATAACCTAAATCTGAATGGTATTTTAAACCTAAATAAACTGAAATTCCTAACATCACAAAGACTGCAAAACTTAGTACATCGTTCCAAAGGTCAAAAACTTTATAAAGTTGCCACTGAGAACGTAGTTGTGGGTAGTTTCCCACGAATTGTTGTACCAAATCTGTACTCACGTTTAGCGATTTTGCTAGTTCATCAAATAGTTTGTCCATCTGCTACCTCTAATCTTTTTACACCGTATTTAGATACGAAATCTTGCACAGGTACTCGATAAGTTAACTCCCAAAAGTGGTTTAAGACATCAAAATCAACCATTATGGAACCTACCTTACTGTTATAATAAACTTCTGTAATTTGACCTATGTAGTCGCTACCTAAAATTTTAACCGTCCACTTAGAACCTAAATCTAAATGAGACCTCCAACTTTGAATTGCTTGCTCTAAACTCATATACTAAAACCTACCCCTTTCTACAGTTTCTCAAACCTTATCTACTCAATGCTTTACACTCAATCTAAAGTAAACTTTCTAATCAAAAATAGTCTCTGCTTTTTCCTGTTCAAAAGTCAAACGTAAAACACCCTTTATAGTCTCAAACTCTCGAATTTTACCTCTTAAAAACCCTAAGCGATTTCGATACCCTTTGATTTTTCTATATTCAACTTTAGTTAAATAACTATCTAAATTCTTTAAATCTACTAATTCACTAACTATAACGTAAGCTGAACTCTTCTTAGTACCTTGCTTATGAGTAACTTCCCCAACTAATTTACCTGAACTATATCGCTTAAGCTCTTTAAACAAAGTTTCAGTCAACACAGTATTGGGAGTTAAGGTAACAATACTATGTGAACTAGTTTCCCACGATAAGGAAAATACCTCAGAAATATCAGTTGTTCGACTGTAAACCATTACCCAATCTTTTTCATAAACAAACTCTTGTTTAGTAAAAGTCTCTAAAATAAAGTAAGTTAGTACAAAAACAAAAATTGAAACAAGTAGTGAAAGTGTGAAAAGTTGACCATCACTTACTACTGAATTTAGTAAAATAGCAACGCAAAAACATGCAAACACACCTAAAACACTCGAAATTATACCGCAGTGAGACTTATTCAATAACCAATCAACCACATTTAACTTCCCTTCTTTAAACAGTTAAGAACAACTCACAATCTTAATTGTGTAATCAGTATTAACTAAAGTAATCTTACAAGCACCGTTAGAGCCTTTAAATTCCAAAATAGCAAACCTATAATCAAGATAGTCCAAAACTTGTTGCACTGTGGACTCCTTATCTAACCCAGAACTCTTGAATAAAGGGTAATCATTTTCACAAAAATATACCGAATATAAAGTACCTTCATGCAACTTTGTCTGCAATTTTGACTCTATCTTACTCGAACCATAAACGGTTAAACGTTCCACACCTTCTGAATACATAATTTTAAACCTCATTTTCTATTTTCTTTATTATATCAAAAATATGTAAGTTTGTCAAATATAAAAAGCAAGACCTTTAAAGTCTTGCTAATTTATGGATACCGAGAAATTATGGCTGCACAATAGTGCTACCAGCACCATTAACAGTGACCCAACCATGTTTTTCACGTGCTTCTGCTTCTTTCATACGAATCAAGTTATCAGTAATGGAGTCTGATTTTACCTTGTTCGCCTTAGCTTCCCCTTCAGCTTTAATGACTGCGTTGTTCGCTTCAGCTTGAGCTTGGACTTTCTTAGTCTCTGCTTCGACTTTCGCCTTTTCTTGTTCTTGTTTTGCAGTGTCGATTTCCTTTTGCTTAACACTTTCGTTCTTAATCGCAGCTTCAATTTCATCACCTGCGTCTTGGTCGGTAATGGTAAAGGAAACAAACTCTAAATCATAAGACTCAAACTTCTCTTTAAGAGCCTTATCAATCGCTTCATAGACCTCAGTACGCTTATTACCGAGAACATCATAAATGTCATAACTACCTGTGACCGACTCAATCGCACGTTGGACTGCGGGGGATACCACACTATTATTAACATTTTCTAAGGTTGTGTAGTTAGAGAAGACAGTCATGGCTTTCTCTTTATTGACACGGTACTTCACGTCAATATTGGTATTCAACCACTGACCATCTTTGGTCTGGGTTGTAATCTTCTCCATTGTTTTAGTCTGTACCGAAGTCGGTAAGGTATATACCTTATCAATAAAAGGCACAAGGAGGTGATACCCCGTTTGGAGTGTGGTGTCTTGAACACCACCAAAGGCACTCACTTTAACCCCAACAGTATTTGCAGGGATGCGTTTTACTGCGGTTAAACGGAAAAGTCCAAGTAAAACAAGTCCTGTGATAATAGCAATTCCAAGTTTTACTGGTTTAGTTAAATTCATACAATATTTCCTTTTCTAATTATTTAGTAGCAAATCTGAACCATTTGTGAACTGTTTAGAAAGTTCGAGAAGTTCGGACTCTGGGATGTAGGTGATACCCTTACTCTTAATATAAGACCACGTGCGGTTATATTTCTCATCAGGTACAGACAACCAACCAAAGTCATTTCTAAAGAAAATCTTCAAAATTTGGTCTTGAACCATAAAAATGGTTTGGTCTTTGTTTTTGAAGTTGATACGGAAGGGTTTGTTTTCTTGTATTTCTATCATAGCTTTTAGTCCTCAAATTCTATAACTATTAATAAATCATCAGACAAATTCAATTTTGGTAAGTCTTCTAGTGACAAATCACTAGCTAAAACTGAGAAAGCGTATTTAGAACGGTCTTTTTTACAATAGTTTATAAAAGCTACAATTTGCCCTAATGTTGTAACGTACTTACTTTTACAACGAACAATCTCATTGAAAACATCAAATACCTCTTGGTTTAATGGACTAAATGTAAACAATAACTCTCGTTCATTTGGATCAAGTAAATCATCACATAAACTTAATAGATTTTCAGTAGTTTCTAAATCCGAAAGTCGAATTTCTGTCAAATGTAAATGAATTAAATCGTGAAGTCTCCAAGCCATATTTAATTTCCTTTCAATTTCAATTCGTCTTCATAATAAGTCGCCAATTCTTCCATGTACTTTGTTGTCCAACGTTTGATTTTTGCTAGTTGATTATGGTTAAGTCTACAAATCTCATGCAAAGGCAAGAGCGAGCTTTTGCGTTCCCAATACATAGTAGCATCATGCCAAATATACCCCTCACATACAGTAGCACCACCACATGAATTTTCTTCAACCTCAACGTTTAGTTGATTATTTGAATTAGAATAAATAAAAACTTCTAACTTTAAGTCTTTATCTTTTAACTTCTTATTGAGTAAAGACTTCAACTCAATCGAGCAATATTCTAGGTTTTTGGGGTCTATTTTTACTAATTGTTCTTTGTCCATAAATTAAACCTTTCTACTCCGGTAAATACTGCCAAGAAAATCTTTCGCAATCGAGGATACCCTCAAAGTAGTTACCGTGTCTAACACTAAGCATGACTTGAGAAACTAAATAAGAACCATCAGATAATTTCACAAGAACTGGTTTGTATAAGCTAGGTAAGTCCCCAACCAAAGGGAAGGTAAACTCCGTTTGTCTTTGCTTTGCAATCCAAGACTCATCTTGCATTTCTTTCTCAAACATAGAGCGTCTATCCCAAACAGAATGCCACTCATTACGAGAATTAACCTCTGCACCTTCTGAAACCTCAAAGAGAACCATAATGGAACTAGCTTGCAAAATGTAGTTGTTATCGTAATTATCTAGTGACGAAGTGTGTTGATATTGCACATCTTTGATAACAACATGAGGATTCTCAGCTACCCAAGCGTTAAATTGGTCTGCTGCTTTGCAAAAATCTGAAGGGGCACCATCTGTATCACTTAGAAAAATCTTTGTTTGTAACATAAGTTATCTCCTACAGTTTATTCATTCGTTTCGTAGAGCAAACAAATCGCTTCGTGGAAGTCCGAACCGGATACCCCACTGTCAGCAAAACCTGAAACATTGGCTTGATAGCGCATGTCTAAAACTCGCACATTTGGGTTTTCTCTTAACCATTCGTTTGCTTTATCGTCAGCGCTTTTCCAACCCTCTCTGTAAGGAGAGTCAGAGGTGAAAATTTTAAGTTGTTGCATTTCTTAAGTCCTTTTCCTTAACCCATTTTCCATTTACTACTTGACCTTTACGATCTTTTATTTCTTCCCAAGCGTGTTCCACACACTCAACTAAATCCCAACCGTAATGCTTCGCAATATGTTTTAAATCTGCAACAACATCTCGTAGAACCCAGATACCGCTTGTGCCTGACCAAATTAAATTGGTTGAAATGGCGATTTGGTCTAGGTGGAAACCTAAATAGTTAAATTTACCCTTGTCAATCCACCAATATTCTTCAAAGAAATTACGCTCACCCTTTGAAAACTGCTGCACATAAATAATCAAAGTAACTACAATATCACCTAGAGAGTCTTTTAATAGTTCTGAATCTCCTCGATAATAAGCACCGAAAAGTTCTCCAAATTCTTCCATGATTTTGTAGCGTTGGGTTTGGTAGGGCAATTTGTCGATACCTCTAACCCTAGACCACTCTTCAATTTTGGCAATTAAGAGGGGCATTTCTTTTAGTTCGTTTTTAATCATGTGCCAAACCTTCCACATCTAAATCAAAGCCTTGTTTCAAAAACTCTTTCAACAAACACATACGAGTAGTCGGAGTTAAACTATTTAAATATAAAGTTAACCATAAATCTAGGTCTACTTCAAAGTCCGACAAAGATAACTCTCTATTCAACAGTTTCTGCAAACCTTCTACAGAAACTTTGTGAGGTTTACTGACTACAGCACCTCCACCCAAAGTCATCTGTAAAGACTCACGATGAGGGTCGTAGTAATAAGATACCCCTTGGCGTTTAAACAACCAACCTTCATTGTGTTTTGTACTTTCTAGCGAACAGTCTGCTAGGTTTTCTCTGTTGTTATAAAAGACCACTTCTTTTGGAAGTTTAAAATAGTCGCTGCTACGAACCAAAACGTTTACTTCTTCTGTTGTTAAGTTGTTGAACATAAGTTCTCCTTCTCTTTCTATTTCCTTAGTTTAACCACCGTAAATGTAATCTATAACCTCAACCACTGTATTGAATGTAACCTTATCTGTAGGTCGTTGCAATGACACATCTCTTACAGAGGTATCATGACTCACACAGTAATATCGAATATTCTTAGATTTAACACTCACTCGGAAAATCTCTTTTACATTGTTGGCTTTCAAGCGCTCAAAGTACAAAATCCATTTACCTATACCTACAATACGCTCAAAACTGCTATCTATAACTGCATTTAATTCATTTACTAATTCATTCATCATTTTAAATTACCTCACCTAGTCTTGCTCACCTTTGAGCAAATCTGCGTCCTCATAAATGTTCCCTACAATCGTAAAATCGTTCGACAATCGTAGAAAATCACTTAATACTCTCATGTTATCCTCATAAAGCGAAGACCACAAAGCAGACTCTTCCAAAAGACCATATTTGCTCTTAGTCAAAGTAAACTCAAAACCATCAAACTCTAGCGCAAAATAATTATCAAGTTGAATTTCACCATAGGCTTCATCTACGTTTTCATAAAACCCACCATCACTAAAGTAAACTGTATCAGCAACCTTAATAATAGCTCCTGCAAACAAAGGTTGACCTTCGCTATCTACGAAAGGAGTTTGAGGTAAGAGGATACCCTCAGACAGTGGGATGAACCGTTTAAATTCATCTTCCGTTACTGGGTAAATCTCTTGTTGGATATAATCAATTCTTGCTACTTGGAACATCTGCTTTGTTTTGGTGTCCCAAACTTTGTAAGTCATTGTCTTATTCATGAAATCATTTACTCCCCTTTCAACGCTTTATAAAGCAAACCTACCAAGACTTCCTTTTCTTGGTTTTCTAAGAACCAATATAAATCCAAGTCAGAGTCAATCGGAAATTCGTCCAATGAGCGCGTACCGTTTACGACTTCTACGAGTTCAGAAACAGAAACTTTGTAATGGTTTGAGTCTCTATGACCTACATAGTCGTTGTAAAGAAACACGGTTCCAGTCTCAAAATCGTATTGGTAATTATTAACACCTTGTTTTACAAAGACCCCACGAAACTGATTGCGTAACTCAGACTCAAACTCAACAAGTTCTTGTAAACCAACTATCGTGTAAGAGTCTGGGTATGAAGGTAAATCTTTTAAGGCAAAAGAAGGTAACTGACCTTCTGTATGTAATTTTTGTAGTTGTGTCAAATTAAGCTTCATCTTAAAGTTCCTCCAACAAATCCTTGTTTTGGTAAATGTTACCAACTACTTTTACATCAAATCGGTTGTCTCCTAAGAGCAAGTCTTCAAGCTCAACTGTGTAGCGGTTGGTTATATTCAAACCTAAATCCCAACGCTCAATGATACCGAAAGAATAATAGGTGTCTTCTGTTTCATGGTTGTAATCTTCAAACCGAACAATGTCACCTTCATAGATTTCAACCTTATCTTCTGAGTTATCGAAAACGTGGAAAGACTGCATAATATGTTGTGGGTCTAATTCATGTGCAATTACCAACTTCCTACCCGTAGTAGGCGAACAGACTGCGTAAATTTTACCATTCTCATATTTAGTCAAACAATGGTCAGGAACCATGAGACAAAGCTCTGAGTCCCATGCTCTTATCTTTGGTACTGTCATGCTAGTTTGCTCCTTTCAGCAGTTCTTCCAAGCTATAAACGATGTTATCACTCTCCATCTTCTTAATTGAAGTTGGGAGTAAATGCTTAATCTCACCTCGAACAATATTGTTTTTGCAGACCAATTCCAAAGGGAGGATACCCCAAAGGTGTTTTGACTTAAGGTTTAATAGTAATTCTAAAGCAGACTTATAATAAACGTAAGTGTTTCGTTTTTCTGCTACCTCTTTTGCATATTGCAAGTGGTCTAAAGCAACTTCATAATCTCTTTGACTAGACTTAGTTAAGTTAAGAGTTTGAACTAACTTTTCAATCAACTCAACGGTTAAATCATCTAGCGTGAACACTACCACACCATTTGCCGAATTGGTTAAATCAAAACCATCAGTTAAGACATCTGATAGAGAAACTGAAGGAACAGACTTAGAATCCCCTTCTGTTGTCAAATACAAGATTTTATATCCTAAATAAGCACGCTTTCCATAACGTAATTCTACGCTATGTGTAGAGCCAAATTTCTCAAAATAATAAGTCACAAAGTCTTTCAAAGTTAGACTATCTACACCGTCAATAGCATGAGAAATCAAATCTTTGAAGATTTCAGTGGCGATACCGAAACCTTTATCCCAATCATCCCCATAACAATGGTAAGTTCCAATTTCTTGCGGTTTAATGGTCATTTGCAATTCAATCTCTTTACCTTCAACCACAGTTAAAATATCAATCGTAATCTCACAAATGTTAGTTCGATTGTCTGCAAAAGTTCCTTGAAATTCCCTCACTTCGTGAACTCTATCTGTAATGTTTTCAATCGTAAAATCTTTAAAAGTTACAATAGACATGGTAGTTCTCCTTTAATGTGCTAAATGGTGATATAAAACAATTATGACTAAAAAATATCTTGGTTTAGTTGTTTATGGTATTTAAACAAAACGTTTAAAACAACTTTTTCTGAACGGTCTAAATAGTCTTTTCTATATCTGTAATCATCGTTAATGTGGTCATAAATCGCTTTCCAATTTATGTATGTGTTATCAATGTTTTCTTGGACTACTTTTTCGAAATCCTCTGCTGTGATTTCATCATTGTATTTTTCGTTGTAGTTTGAAATATATTGAATTAGAATGTATAAGTCGCTATAGTAAACATACAATCGTTTCCAATCAACGTCTTGAGACTTTTGTAATACTGTGGATAGCTTCCTATAACAACCTCTTTCAAAAGAATCCCACCTATCTCTACCAACACGACGAAAATTGGCGAAATTACCAATATGAGCAGTTTCTATAAAGTCAGGATATGGTTTTGTCATAATACTCCCCTTTATTAAGGACAGGCAACCCAAGTTGGGTACTCTAAATCGTAACCCACATCATTTGGGGAAAAGAGGACATCTTCAATATAAGATTTAGAATCCTTATCGTAGTGCATCAAAGTCAATGTCATAGAATGTTTAAATGCAATTCGAATGACCGCAGTTAGAGCTGGTGTTAAACCTGTCACATAAATAACCAAGTCATCACCATCTGTAATACCTAGCTCATTGAACCTATCTACTACTTGATTTCTCAAAGTTTTAGGGTCGATGGGGAAAGTAATAGAACCCTCAGCGAAGATGTACGTTGTTACATCTTTAATTTCATGTCGGTTGTCGCAAAGACCCAGTTTGTATGTTTTAACCATAGTTTCATTCTCCTATTTATCTTTTATTTTAAGTATGTCTTATTATAACACAAATAAAAGAATAAGTCAAGTATTAAATGACTTGACCTACCCCCATCACAAGTAAAAGCAAAATAAAGGATACCGAAAGTAAGACAATCAGACCGTTAAAGAACCATTGTACAATCTTCTTCTTTTCTGCTTTAGTTGGTGCGTGTTTGAATAACTTCCAACAAATGCGAGACCAACTTACAAATAGTAAAGCTAACAAACCAATAAAGACATAAGGGTGTTGATCCATGAAACTTAAAAAAGTGTGTGCATAATGTTTTAAGGTGTTCCAAAGTTGTGTATAACTCATGAATATAATCTTTCTAAATCAGAATCAGAAAGTAAACTTAACTGAAAATTGTTCAAAGAGTTTAAGACAGTAGTATCTACTTCAAAATCAAATACTTCATCATAAATATACACCTTATACTTGAAACCACCATAACATCTTCCATACCTATTGTTTAACAACTGAATTAAGCGAAGAAGTAATAAATCATAGTGTTGATTTAACCACACCCAAAAAGACCGTGAAGGAAGTAAACCTATACCTTCCTTAGTATATCCAAAGAATTTAACTAAACCTTCTGAGGTTGAAATCTCAATAGCTTTTAATTTCGTATCTGTAAATTCATAAAAATATTTTAACTCAGTACCTCGATTTGGACTGCCTTCGCAGTATTGGATACCGAGGAAAGTTAAAACCTCTTCGAGCATCCCCTTTTTCAACAAGTAATTAAATTCCTTATCTAGTTTTTGTAATGTTTTTAATGTCATAATTACACCTATAGTAAAATTTTTAAACCTTTGTGCGAGTAAAGATATCCCAACAGATTTGTTTGAGCTGCTACTTCATCTAAAGACTTATTCAACCAATGAGATAGAGAGTCTTTTCCAAAGATATTCTGAGTGTAAGTTAATAAACGCAAGGACTTTAGAAAATCTACTAACCGCATAGAAGAATCCTCTACCAAAATAACCCTCTGCTCTTTTCTCAATCTATCTTTAATTAAGTCAAACTGGTTTAGGTTCAACTCAGTTAAATCAAAATTAAAAACATAGTAATCTTTATAAGTTTTAATCTTCTGTTTCAACTCAGAATAACTAGTTAATTTAGGAAGTATGTATTGAATTAAATCTTCTAAATCTTTCTTGCGTGAAGAGAACAACTTCATTACTGCTAAGTCATCATAAGATAGAATTTTAACAATCAAGTTCTTAAAACCACTCAGTTCTAAAGTGCTATACTCATCTGTACCATAAATTGCAAAGAAGGTCTTTACATTATTTGAAAAACCCAAACTAGCTAGGTAATCTTTCGGTAAATATTCAAGAGAACCTAAGTAATCAATATCTGAAGTAAGACGAGGCTCACCTAGTAAAGCAAGCGCAGAACCACCTACAATGAGGACTTCTGTTGGCGAGGATACCCCTTCTGACTTTAAATCTAAGTCTCTTAATCGCGTTAAAATATCAGACTTGTTTAAAAACAAAATTAAACCCTCCTATTCATCTTTTCATTCAAACCACCTACCAAGCGCCATCTGTATGTTCAACCAAACCTTATGTGGTAGCTCTTCTTCACTCATATCCGCAGAATAAGTACCGTTTTCAAAAGCAGAAATCAATTCAGTTAATTCTCGATACCGCACTTTGTCTGCCATGAACAATCTTTGAGCTTTTAGAAATTCAATTACTTTCTTATCTTTTTCACTTAGCATTTAAAACCCTCTAATTTGCTCTCTATCAAATCCTATATCTGAGAGGTAGGAATTATCGACCTCAACTTTAAAATCGAAACTGGGGCAATCTGAGACTTCTGAGAGGGCTTTAAAGTTTTTCTCTCAATTTACGAAAAAGAGCAGACAATTATCTGCTTTCTTTCTGTCCAAACTGCTTTCTTTGGAAATGGAGACTTGAGGAGTCGAACCTCAAACCTAGACCAACTGTGATTGGAGCAACAGTTCTCTAGTCTTCACCTTCTCCTTAGTGCTGCTAAAGAGAAGAAAATATGAAACATCACAAACTACATCTGAGAATGGTTGCTACTTAAAGACAGTTAGAAGTCATGTAAGAACCTTTCTTTATGTATAAATTTGTTCACACGAAATAATCAGTTTCGTGCTATATATTTAGCACCTTTAAGAGTGGTAAATATCAAATAAAAACTATAATAAACAACTATTAACGAAGTTTCACCAAGTGTACAAATCAACTAGTACCAAAACAGTTGTATTTGACAAGCTCAAGCAACCAATATTTCACTAAATTTAACAGCTTTTTCCATGTCGTTTCACTATTTGTACAAATCAATTAGTATCAAAACAAGTAAGTCAACTACTAAGGATTACAAATCATTTCATCAAATGTATAAACTTACTAGTAATAATCTATCGTAAGAATTATCTTACTGATGCTATTTCACTAACTATACAAGCTGACAATACAAAAACCCATAAGGACAGCAAAGAACCTAATATAAAGTTTCACTGAGTGTACAAACAAGTACCAAAACATATAAAGTTTAGCGACTTTATGAAGTATCGTTTCACTGAGTGCACAAACAAGTCAATACCAAAACGATATTTAGAGTTTTCACTCCTTGAGAATCGTTTCACTAACTGTACAAATAGACAGGTACAAAAAAAAACCTTACTTCTTCTCGCGGCTGCAACCCAGTTTCACTAAGTGTACAAATAAACTGGTACCAAGACCTCACAATTAAGTTCTTACCGTAGTTTCCCTTTATGCGAAGTTGTTCGCAAAGATACCGAAATATCTTCACAGGACTGTGAACTGCCCTTAACATTTATTAGTATAGCACAAAACCTCTTGATTGTCAAGAGGTTTTACTGTTTTTCTTTTGTTTTTATCTGTTTTGTAGCAGATAACTTATTATAAGCAAGTTTTACATCTAACATTCGAATAAACTCAGACGGAGCGTTGAACATAATCTCTGCACCTCTTGACTTACGAGAGTCAAACCAAGACATGGTTTCTTTGTTATACTGGATACGTTCCTGCAATGCTTTGAAATCTTGCATGTGAACCTCAAACTCAGAACCAAACTCCAACAAATCATTGATAACACAACCGTAGAAATTCTTTCTAGTTTGAGTTAATTTATGCCAAATGTATCTTCTCTTACCTAACAACTTAAAATATGTCTTCGTATTATTCCATTTGAGACGACCTTGTTTAATCGTTCCATCTTCATTGAAGTTTTGAGGATTGTTGACTCTACGAGAGTTTTCAATCAGGCGATCCAAGTTAGATAATTTATCTGAAATACCATGGTCTCTAGTTAAATCATAACGAACCGTTTGCTTACTATTAGTAGCAGTCAACTCTAAAGTGTCTACATCAACCGAAATACGAACTTTTTCATTACCTTGAATATGGCGATAACGATAAGGTTCTCCATCAAATATTATCTGAACGTAATAAACCCAGTTACCAAATTTGTTTTGTTTACGGTAGATACCCCAATATGACATCTTCTGCTCAGACAAGGCATAAGCTAACTCAATATCCTTACCTTTATTCGCTTCAAAGTCAAAAGGTAAATAAATACCCTTTTCTTTCTCAGCTCCCCTAGAAGCACCTAAGAACAAACCTTCCTCTGTTACATTAGAATTACGCTTACGGACAATAAAACCATGAAAGTCAACGTAACGAGGTATACTCATAGTGTTCTCTGAGTTGGGTTGTTTTCTACGCTTTAAATACCCCTTCTTAACTGCTAAAGCTAAATCTTCAAAGCTAGACCAATTTACATAACCTTCTTCGGAATAGCGTCTGAACATATTAGTTGCTTGCCCTAAATCAGTATATTTTACAAACTTACTAGAGTCTAACTTAAAGGAAGAGTTTAATCCACTCCACTTCTTCATAAACTCTTTATCTTGTGCTTTTTGGTCTGCTTTAGATAAAGTATCTTTAACCTCTAAATATTCTTTAAACTCAGTTGCTAAAAGCTTGTATTCTTCTGAAGATACCCTTCTATGCTCCTGAGTATTAAACCACTGAATAGTAGCTCTTTTTAATTTATACATCAACCAAAAGCGCTTTTCTAATTGCTTTTCGTAACCATTTGTATTTAATCGAATAGATAAGACATACATAATTTAAACTTCTCTTTCATTTCTTTTCTTTATTATATCAAAAATAATGATAAAAGTCAAATTAAAAACACCTAAACTCAGGTGTTACTTTACTTAAAAATCAGTATCGTATATCAAACCACGTAAGTAGTCTTCAGTTTCCTCTTCTTCAGTTTCTAGAAAATCTTCCCACTCGTCTTGCGTAGCTTGTTCTTTAGACTTATGTTGACCTAATCGACCAACTCGATTTGAGTATAGCAAAGGTTTATCATTTACAGTAAGTCTACCTATTTCACGCTCAACTGAGGTATTTGGTTCTGGGAGACAATCGAAGCAAACCCAATAGCGAGGATGTAACCGAGGGTTGAAAGTGTAACAACGAGTTCCTTTTTCTAAAGTAATACCGCAATCTCTACACGTTCTCTTTGCTTTAATTTTTACAACCTTACAGTTTGAATTAGGTTCTTCAAGGGTTATTTCATTTATCTCAACAATAGCTTCTGAAAAATAACGCACACCAATTTTCTGAGTGTTTATTAGTCTAGGCACTCTAAATAACCTCCACTTCAATAAAAGGTCGAACACAAACTTGATTGTTAATCGTAGACTCAGAAGTGTAAGGTAGAACCTCTAGTGAGGATACCCAAGTGAGATTGGGAAGTTCTACATAATTAGAACAAGACAACCAGTCCAAAACTTTACTTAACTCATGCAAATGCTCTAATTTTTCTAGGTAAACCCGTTTTCCTGCACCTTTGTTTGTAATAAAAACCTCTTCAATCGAAGTTCTGAATTGAACCGAGGTAATTTGAGGAATAGGTTGTTCAAAATTTAAAACATCAGACCCTTCAAATTTTTCCGGGAAATCCCAATAACCTGTCATACATGCTAAATCAAAACCATCCTCATAACTGTACCAAACATGAGATAACAATTTGACTGCATCGTGCGTGGACACAGAATATAACATAGGAAAATCTACGTAGTGACTTGTGATTACTCCTAATTCTACATTACCTCTATCTTTAACTTGAACTTTCAAATCAGACTCGGATACCGAAACCTCTATATCGAAGAAAAACTGCTTTAAATAGTTTTCTAAGCTATTTTTCATAGCATTTGGATTTACTTCTCTTAGCTTAATTCTGTATTCTTCTTTAGTTACTTGCAAATCAAACTTTTCTAAGTAAGTTTGATAATCAGTTTCTAGCTTTTTATTAAATTTCAAAATAAAATCTCCATTTCAAATTTTATTTATTATACCACAAAAATACCAGTAAATCAAGTAAAAACAAAGAGAACCCAAGCACTCTAAGGGTTCTCTCCAAATTGTATTGAGTTCTTCAACCAAACTACGTTTAATAGCACGTAGTGAACTACAACAGTTTCTTATCTTGTTGAGGATATGTTTCAATCTCTTCAACTACCTAACGTTGAATGTCCATAAGACTAAAACACAAAAGATGAAAACTGACTTATCAGTAAGTTCAACCTTAATTAGTTATTTAAGTATATCATATAATCAAAGGTATGTCAAGAACTAATAAGCAGATTCTGTATTCATTAAGGTGTTCATCACAGAATTAGCAATAACCTTAGCTAATTCAACTGGTACTGCATTCCCTATCTGTTGTTGAATGGAGATACTTGAACCTTCAAAAATAAACTCATCCGGAAAAGTCTGCAACCGTGCAAGCTCACGTGGAGTTAACGCTCTATTTTGAGAATAGTGAAAAACTTTTCGCATATCTCCAGTTACCGTTACTGAGGGTTCCTTACTGTTGTAGCGAATATACTTACGAACATCACCTGTTGTTGGTCTTAAATCTTCAGGTATCTCAGAACGATTACCCCCATCACTCACATAAGACATTTTCTCTAGCATTTGTTTAGAATGGTTCATAGCTACATGATTGGGAACTAAAGAAGAACACCCACTTTCTAAAGAGGGTAAGTCGTCTATAGCATCTTTTACAGTCCTAACTAAATTTAATGGTAAAGGAAACTCAAAATCTCCACTTTTATACCCTACTATAAAAATACGTTGACGTTTCTGAGGAACACCATAATCACAAGCTTGCAACACCTTGTATTTTACTCGATACCCCAAAGTTTCAAAAGCAGAAACTACTTCTTTCAACGTTTCTCCTTTATTGTGTGTAGCTAGGCGCGCTACATTCTCCATAACAAACATCTTAGGGTTTATAAGTTCAACGAAACGCACAAACTCTTTAAATAAGTAATTTCTTTCATCTTCTATAAACTTACGACCGATATTTCCAGCTAAACTAAACCCTTGACATGGCGGGCCTCCGATTATAACATCTACTTCTTGAGCCCCTTTTAACTGTATCAAATCTTCATTGGAAATAGTCTTAATATCTTGATTTAGCAGTAAATGATTTGGGAAATTTCTTTGGTATGTTTTAGCCGCGTTTATATCATACTCTACTGAGAATGCATTTTTGAAACCTATATCATCAAACCCTAACGAAAAACCACCTGCTCCTGCAAACAAATCGATGTAAGTATAAGTCATGCTTCACTCCTAAGTCATTTTAATATGTTTAAGTATAACATAAAAACCTTGAAAAATCAAGGTTTAATTGAGGATACCGACTATGTGTTTTCTTCTTGTGCTTCTAAATGTAAAATTAAAGCTACCACCTCATCTACTGCAGACTGAGGTAGCCAAGAGTCTAAATCCAAGATAGACTCATCTAAAACAACTTCTTTAATCATTAGTCAATCTATTCCTCATATAACAAAAATACGAAAGAGGTCACCTTTCGCACAACAGTCGATAAAGTTTAATGTCTCTTATCCGACAAAACTCAGTTTTCCCCAACGAGGTCTTCACTGAAAACCCTAAACAAAGCTTGTTAAGAGACCTGTGGGTAGTCTAAAAACTTAATAGCGCTTAAGTATACTCGCAGTAACACTTTTATGACAACTAAACCTTTGACAGTTTAGTTGCCCTAAGTTAATAAAACCTAAGAGGTTTACGAACCTATAGAAACTTTTGACAGATTATATGCAATTAAAATTAAAATTAAAAATTCTAAAATACATCAACGTCTTATTTACTGCCATTTTGATGAATGGAATGACTTGCATCGACCTTTAACGAGTGTTACCACCCATACGCGCTTCATCTCACGTTCAGGAACATCAACTTATGTTAATGTTCCCCAAGCCTGTCTGCTCAACCTTTGTAAAGCATTACAAAGGGGATTGGTTGAACAAATGCCGATTAACGGATTCGAACCGCTGACCCTCTGATTACAAATCAGATGCTCTACCAACTGAGCTAAATCAGCTATGTGTAGCTGAGAAATAGTGCGCACTAGAACTCACTTACCCCAATCGCACCCGCAACCAGACTACACTATTAAATTATTTACTTATAGTTTCAATTTTGTAAATATGTTTATTTCTAAAGGTTATTTTGATAAGTCAGGGAACAAGCATTTAGAAATGTTTCAACACACTCTCTATAAATAACTTTGCTAAACAGGGAGCTATTTTATATCAAATTTGCAAGTGAAACATAAGTAAAATTCGGTTTTAAACCCCCACCCGCGGTGTAACCGAAAACCCTAGCAGAAGCTCATCTAAGCAACCGTGAGGTAGCTACTTAGAGTCAATGCTCATTTAATGTCAATTAGACAAAATAGTTTAATGTCTTGTTTAGGACAAATCTAGTTCTTCTGAAAAACACAAACCATTTTTGTATCAAAAGGAACTGAGTCTAACTCAAAGTAGTTCTGTAAATAGGTTAAATAACTCTGATCTTTATACCTATAAATACCTTGCAACTGTAAACAGTCTTTCCAAGGATACGAAATCCACTTCATGAGTGCAGTTGTAACATTATATTGTTCCTTTGATTCTCGACTTAAAGACTTCAGACCCCAAACTGTATGGAACATAATCTCATAAGCATCTTTCACAGTAGTTACAATAGAACCATCTTCTTTTATCTCAACATTATCAATAATCGAGTTTTTCTGAAGTTCTTGAACCCAAGTAAGTATTTCTATCTCACTTTGTTTTGAAACAGGTTTGAGTGTGAATGACTCAGATACCGCATCTGGGTTTGCCCAATCTCGAATAACTAAAGAACCGCCTGTTTTTAAACTATTTACAATCATTGATATGGTTTCTGTACGCTCTTGGCGAGTTAAATAACTCATAATTTCATGGAAAACGCTAGAAAGATAAATCACATCAAATTGAAGTTCCCCTTTAAGCAAATCTTGTTTAGTCACTACATTAACACCCATGCGAGATAAAGTAGTTTGCACAGTCGGAGAAATATCATAAGAATAGTAATTAGCACCTGTAGAAGCTACATCAGCTATGAACTCAGAAGAAATACCAGAGCCGAAATCCAATAGTGTAACCCCAACTCCAAGAAAAGGCTCAACTACCTTAAACTTAGACTCAGCAGTTTGGTTCATTCTTTGAATATAGCTATTATTATCACTTAAATAGTTATCCATTGAAATCAATATCAAGTCTCTCTAATTACGAAACCTTTTAGTTGTCTTATTTAAGATGAGTTAATTGCAGAGACAGGACTCGAACCTGCGACCTCAAGGGTATGAACCTTGCGAGCTACCACTGCTACCACTCTACCTTAAACTGAGTTAGACACCCCCATGTCTAACTCAAATCGCTAATAATATCCCTCGGAAGGAGGACTTTTGCTTAGACCATTCGTAAAACCTAAGCAATGGAAGGGGAGGGATTCGAACCCCCGAACCCGAAGGAACGGATTTACAGTCCACCGCGTTTAGCCTCTTCGCTACCTTTCCGAATATTAAAACTATTCCCAACTATATAACAAACTGTTGCTAAACCCAAGCACAACACTAAAAATTGTATCTATGTTTAGAGAGAAAACTAAAATAAGTAGTCCAAATAGAATCTTTGATACTAGTGAAGGTAGAATATCTTCAATAGAAAGACCTAACAATTCTAACTTAATTTCAGTTAAATACTTGAAAATTATCAGCCCACCAAATGCAATGGCAACTGCACCATCTGTGTTAGGTTGAGGAAAACCAAAGTAAATATGTAACTTGTACAAAATTATCCAAGCTAATAAACCTAAAGCAGAGGAAAGGATACCACCTGCAAGGTAAAGTAACGCTTCGTTTCGTAAATATTTAAACCAACTACCGTCCATAATCTAACCTCTTCAAACTAAAAACCAAGGTGACTGTATGATTCATTGGCTTTAAAATGTAAACATAAAGGAGATTTTACATTGGAGGTCACCTTGGAATGGAAAGGATAGGAATCGAACCTATCACCCTCGGTGCTTCAAACCGATACTCTACCAACTGAGCTACCTTTCCTAAAATGTGGATACCTCTTGGGGGATGTTCGCACATATAAACCAACAAACGGTCTCGAAGGGAATCTAACCTTCGATCTCTGCCGTGACAAGGCAGCGCGTTAACCACTACGCTACGAGACCAAAATTCTTAGCTATGAGGTTCAACATCACCGTCAAGTTCCTCAACTAAATGCAATTTAGAAGTGTCAATACCTCTTGTTTCTAAAGCACTTAATAAATCATCTAGCAACATCTCATACATGTAAAACACCTCTAAACTAATGTAATAGGACGGGTTTGAACCGACTTCCCTAGAAGTAGCGCTACTTCTCCTTACTGCATCACCCACCAAATGCTTCTATTACTTAAACAATAGTCGATTACCTCTTTGTACCGTTGTTGACAAAACATCATAAAGAGGTCAAACTACTGCTACTACTATAAAGGCAAAACCTTAACCACTTGACCAAAGGATACGATAAAATTACTCAAAGTTTAGCTCAATACTAAAAGTCAAGCATTCATCTTTGTTTGTGCTTCTTAGCTTTCTTGTAACTCACATATTATAAATAGTTGAGACAAGTTGGTACAAAGCTCCACACCTCGGAGGTATCCTCTCCGGTTTTTCATACTTGATGATTGTAGTACCACTTCAAGTTGAGTGCCGCATTTTCGTCCCTATCGTGTTCTACCTCGCAGTGACTACATTTCCAATTCCTAATGTCTAGTCCCCATGTGCGTTTCTGGGCATTCACATCAAAACGCTGATGGCAGTTAGAGCATAACTGCGAACTTGGAAAAGTCGAAGGTGCTAAGACAATCTCTATACCTTGATGTTCTGCTTTGTAGGTAAGATAAGTTCTGAGTTTATACCATGAAGCATCCTGTATAGCTTTTGCAAGACAATGGTTACTTAAGAGATTTTGAACTTTTAAATCTTCCAGTACGATTGCTTTTGGTTTGGTTTTCACTAAAGCACTCGATACTTGATGTATATGATTTTCTCTAATATTAGTCAGTTTACGACAAATACGTGCATGTTTATACTTACTCCTATAGTAATTTTTAGACTGCTTTGTTGACCCCTTAATGTAACGTCTTGCCATTTCTCGCTGAGCTTGTTTTCGTTCCCTCTCCAACTTTTTCACAGTCTTGGTCTTGTTGATATTTTCAAATAATGTTCCATCTGAAGTCGTTACCAAGTTTTTAAGTCCTATATCTAGTCCTAAGACTTCTTCTGTCAACTCAACCTGTTTGGTTTCAACTTCCAAACCTAGAGACAAATACCAATACTGACCATCGAAAATTACTCTTGGATTTTTATAAATGCGTTTCTTAGGAGTTTGATTAACAGATACCCAACCGACTTTTGGAAGATAAACCTTACCTTTGAATTTCAATTTTCGAGCATCTACAGCAAAACCTTGAATAGAATCTTTTCGTGATTTATACTTGGTATGATAACCATCTTTATGATTCCGAAAAGAATTACTTCTAGCAGTTCCATAATCACGAATAGCTTCATGATTGACATCTTTACAGATATCTACTATCCATGGAATAGACCCATAAGTTTTACGAAAAGCCTTGAAATATCATTGACAGATATACTCTCACCATGTTCTTCATAATAACGTTCACTAAGAGCTTTAGCAAAGTTGTAGGCATAGCGGTGAGTACCTGCATGTTGTTTCAAGGCAAGTTCTTGCGTTTGAGTAGGTATTAACCGTACTTTAATCGATCTATAAGGCACGAGCACACCTCCCATTCCACTAAATTTATATGTCCACTATAACCTAAACTATTATACTATTTTCAACAATACACCGTAGGGGAATCGAACCCCTATTACATGCGTATTAGGTGATACCCCTCTCAGTAGACCATCACCTTGTAAAATTCTGTTGCTTGACACCACTAAACTAACGGTCTAGGAAGGAATTGAACCTTCACCACCCTCTGAGACAGAGCTATGCTATTTTCAACAACGACCTGAGGAGGAATCGAACCTCCGTTCCAAATGCTCGTCCATCATCAGCATTCAAGTCTCAACTTGAGGCAAGTCTCTGCTTTTCCGCAGACAGATTTGGCTTTCGCGACCGTGTTCTTTAAAGGCGACCCCACTTCCCATGTAGACAAATATGTAGCAAGTGTTTGGTTGTCGTTACCAAACGCTCAGTTAAATCTATCTACTGCAAAAAATTTAACTTCATGATGTAAGTATAACACAAAGGGTTAGTTTTGTCAACATTATTTGCTTAAAAAGTTTATTTTTGATAGAAAAACCTGTGAAACTCAGCAAATTTAGAAACTAAAGTATATAGTTTTTACAAAATACCTTTATAAACCTTATCTAAAACCTGTTCATCAAATTGGAAAATGTAGGTATATTCATAAATCCATAATACTTTCAGCAACCCATTTAAAATGTGGAAAGTATCATAAACTGATTCTCTTAACTCATCGCTAATTTTTACTAGTTTACCTTGTTTTAACTCTAAATTAGCTTTTAAAAGCGCATCTAAGGTTGGAATTGCATTGTAGAAATCAACTAAACTATAGTTGCTATCGCGCTGCTTTACGTACGCAAGTTCAGCAAGAACATCTTTATTTAAAGTGAAACTACAACCCCCACTTTTCTTGTAATTTACTCTAAATAAAGGAACTCTAGGGCTACCATCTTGAAGTGACACATTGTAATAATGTTTAAGTAACCGACCTTCAGAATCTTCTTCGGTACTAATGATACCCCTGTCTAGTAAAGGAGTAATGTCTCCTTTAACACTTCTACTCATCACTTCACGTAAATCCATAAAATGAGTTAGTTTAAATGTCTTTAAATCTACTACAAGACGTTCCATTGGACTTAGTTTAAAATAATTTATACTAGAAACACTAGAACTGACATCAGATAAATGGTTAAGCAATCTATTGTAAACATTATACGACCCAACACCTGAACCATTTAATAATAACTCAAACAGAACCTCACTTAGAATTGTACGTTCTTTCTCAGTAAGAGTATCTAAAAATTCCTTACAGTCAACTGATGTAGTCCTAAATGTGCGTATGAATTTAAACGAAGATTTAGGCTTACCTCTTGTGTAAAAAGTAAATTCAAAGGACTCAGCTCTTGGATAATCATAAGGTTTTGCAAAGATAGCAAGTTCTAAGATTGGTTTAGGTGTACTCATACCTACGCCTTTCTTATACTTTTTAACTGTACAAGTTAAAGCACCGTAACCATCTCTGTTTTCCCCTTCTGAGTTAAGAGTATCAGATAAAACACCTGTTTCAATAGCTGAATAAGGGCGAGTGTTAGACCAACCCAAAATATCTTTCATAAAAGTGTAAAAGATAAGTAGGTCTCATTCATAGTTTGAAAGTCGTGTAAATGTTAACATAAATGAACCTTTCTGCATATAATAGTCTTAAAAGTTTAAAGTTTAAAGTGCTTTTCGATACCCTCGCAATAGTTTGACCTCTCTTTCGTATTCACGTTGGAGATGTAGTCGTTCAAACTTTGTTTCTTCAGTCATAGGGATTTCAGAAAGCATTGAAGCGTAATTGTGAGTAAACAATTTATAAGTATCATTGAAGTCTACAACAACAAACCAAAGAAACTTATTCTTACTAGGAGTTGTTTTAGTATTTAAAGTTAATTGAATACCGCAATTTAAAACTTCATTCAATGGATTTTGAGCAAGTTGCTCAAATGTGAAACCCATACGCTCATTTTCATTACTCTGAATAGTCTTATATTCCCCAGACAAAGGATTAAATGAGGAAATGTCTAGTAACGAAAGCATATCAGTCTTAGATTGATACCCACATCTCTCAAAAATCTTTAATAACCTTTGATAGCTCTTGGGAAGTGAAAAGTAACGAATAGTTTCACTGTATATAAGAGTAGAACCCTCACTCATTCTTAGTAATCTCATATCAAACCTCAATAATTAAATCATTTCATATAGTATATCACAAAACTTAAGAAGGAGCAAGATAAAAAAGCATACCAATTTTGACATGCTCAATCTCTCAAAGGTTCATATCCCTCTAACAATTCCTCTAAATCATAATTTGGAATATTTAACTGATTTGCTTTATTTCGCAAAATAATCTTTCCATCTTCGAAAAGAAACTCCACCTCACTACCCTCAGACAAATTTAAGTTGTCTAAAACAGTTTGAGGTAAAAGAATACCCTTACTATTTCCCCACTTAATAACCTTTTTGGTTCCTAAACTACATCGATAATGTTCTTTAACCATTTACTACTTACCTCTCACTTTCCTCAATTAACTCAGACTGTAAAGAATCTAGTAGAGCGTCAAAGTCCTCATTAGCTTTTTTATTGCGAGCATCAAGTAAAGACATATCCTCTGGGAAAATATCTAACCAATCTAAACTTGTGGGGTAAAAACCTGTTTCTTCATAAATCTGTACAGAAACTTCATCTAAAATTTCCGCTAATTTATCTACATCAGTAGGTTTAAAATCACCTAAACCACAAATAGAATTACCCAACTGCCAATAATAAGGATTGATACAAATATGAACACCACAAGAGTATTCATCTAAAGCTTCTTTAGCTAAGGTTTTCGTAAGAAATGACATTCTATCCACCTCATTCTTTCTTAATTTACACCACCTAAATCAAATCTAGTCCGGTTTACTTATCTTGTCATAAAATTCATCTGAAATCTTATTTATCTTATTAGGGAAAAATGATACGCAGAAAAGTTCTACAGACAAATATGTGGAAAGATCTCGAGCTAACATCTGCTTATATTTCTTAGTAGTGATAGGGAAACCTCTTAAAACAAAAGAGATTAAACTAACCAACAAGAAACCACTGCAAATAAAGCCTGTCGCAATTAAAAGATAGAACAGAATATAAAGCCACAAAAGACCATTATCTACCATTGTTACATAGTTGTTTTGCATTGTATTCGTTAAATACGAGAATCCTATAAACAAAAATAAATCCGTAATTAAAGGCACTAGCAAGTGTTTAAATGCTATTCTTCTAAAAGACTTATTCATAAATCCTACAATTCTTATGTTTTATGGAGCCGGTGGGAGTCGAACCCACGTCCAAACGACCTTTCCAGTTAACCTTACTGCGCACTGCTACGTTTTAATATTCAACTTCTAGGAAACGTACAAAACTAAAAGTTATATCTCTCTTTAACAAACTAAGTTGAGAAAGCTTAGTTGCGAGTACCGAGGTTTATAGCAACTAAAAGATACCGGTACTTATCTCAGTCGCTCGTCTATTTGACTATTTTACGTGTGTTCGTAGTAACCACCAAACCCAAAGGTTTAGGCAGCCATACGAACTGGTGCATTGTTATTTGCAGTTATATTTAATTTTGACTATAACGTAGTCACTCGGTGCGAGGTTAAAAAGTCCAATCGCCTGTCGAATCCAGACGACCCCTTAATATTAAAGTTTGGTTGTATCTAGTACATAGTGAGAATTATCGTCTCCGTTCTCTTCTACCTCTGCAACCCATTTAAGGTTATCTGAGTTAGTTTGAACATCTTCCTCTTCTCCTGAACTATTATGCAATTTGATAATAGGCATGCAAGAAAAAGTTGATACCGTCTGAGTTGCACCTGCAAGCTCTTTTAAGAAAGAGTATTGCTCTTCAGTACAAACTAATTCAAAATCTGTACTATCATCACAACCCTTTATAATTACACTAATGTCCATAAGTACCCTCCTTATTAAGATAAATCTATTATATCAGAAATAGTAAGAATTGTCAAGGGTTATTTGTGCTATTCTTAGGTTTTGTAGGTGTTTCAGAAAATAAAATTAAACCGAACAGACCTGCGAACCACAAAAATACGAGGGATACCCCTTGTAACCACCATTTAACCTCAGACTCTGAGCGATTAACTACACTTAAAACATAAGAGATTACGTCAATAGGAAAACTATACTCAATAGAAACAAACAAAATCATTGCTAACAAAAAGCACAGAACGATATAAAATTTTAAAAACCAAAAACGCATAACTTCATATCTTTCGTTACAAGATAAAGAGGTTATTTACACCTCTTCCTACGACCTATTTATTTACCTGCTTGCGGAAAAATAGATAAAACCCAATAAGCCTACGAAACGAACTACTAACCTAATGCAGACCGACTAATAGTCTTTCAGCTACGCTAACTGCGGTAGTTTTTATCTACAAAGGTAGTTTACCATAATAACCAACCCCTGTCAAGCAACACCACAATCAAACAAAGAAGCAAGAAGCTCTTCTTTAGTTTGACATCTCAGCAACCTCTTAAACTCCAAACCATCTGCAATTACAGACTCAAACTCCATGTTTCGAGTTGAATCATAATAACCAATCGTTAAACGACCCCCTTCATCTACCTTAATTTGAGCAGACACTCCGTAGTCTCTATTGAAATCTTCTAATACAAAGTCCAAGTGTCGCTGTAAATCCTCCAAACTAGATTCTAGTTCATTATGTAATTTCATCATTTTGTTGTAGGTTAGCATTTTATTGACGTCCTTTCTAAATACTAAAAGAGACTTACTGTTTAGTAAGTCTGACTAAAAATCTACGGAGACTGAGGGGTTCGAACCCCCGCGCCGCGAACGACCTAACACGTTAGCAATGTGTCCTCTTCACCAACTTGAGTAAGTCTCCTCAGTAAAAGGGAACCTCTTTGAAAAGAGGATACCCTTACGGTTTGTTTTCCGAAGTAAACCCCACTTCTACACTTCACGTCGCGAACTAGAGTGTAACGAGAGTTCTTTTTATCACCCAAACTTCACTTTAAGTAGGCTTTGTCAGTCTCTAAATGACGATGTTTAGGAACCAATATAGGTTCTATAAGTTGTTAACCTTTTACAGTTAACAACCTTCCCAAAAGGAGGATTTAATGAAAGCTAACCCCTCTAGTATGCAAAGAGAGGAACGAAGTATCGACCGGTTAAAGTCGATACCCCCCAACCCGAAACGGTCACAAAAGCAACCACGGAGACAGATTATGAATTTTAAATCCAAATCCTTGTTGAAGCTACCTTGCTACTCACAAAAATTCCCCAAGTAAGTAGCTATGATGCAAGAACCTTTGACAGTTCTCACACCTTTTAAAAGAAGGATTCGTTCAGTGAAATTGAAGCCCTCATATTTCTTATTGTACTAAAGCTCAACTACAACAAGAAATACGATGCAAGAACCTTTGACAGTCCCCACACCAAATAAATTAGAAAAAGAAGGTCTAATTAACTGTTAGAACCAGCCTAGCGAGGAACCAATCAAAACCCACTAGACTATGAGGTAAAGACCTTTGACAGTCGATACCCCAACAAAGAAATCTCTGACGAACTTCTTGAAAACTTTGAAATATCAAAAGTTCATCTTGGGTTAAACTTCAACCCAAAGGAGGATGTGGGATTCGAACCCACGCGCCGTTTCCGACCTGACAGTTTTCAAGACTGTTCTCTTATAGCCTGACTTGAGTAATCCTCCATATTAGGCACTTAAACTTGAAAGGGCAAGCACCTAATTTATGGATATATATAAATAAATAAATAAAAAGAAAATTCTTCACTCAACCCACACACCATTTAAAGCGAGTTGAGTAATAAGGTAACGACCTATGAAAATCGATACCCTAATATTCTAAGAGGATTCATGGAAAATGTGTAAAACCATGAATTTTCCACACAATATAGTGTGGTATAACGCAAAAACCTTTGACAGTCTTTACGTTTGAATAAAATTAGAGGTACGTTTTGAAAGCAAGTCCTGATCACGAAACTTACTTACCAACCAAATTCACCTTAGTAGTGGTTTAGGACATGACTTCACAACCCTATTTGAAAGAGATTGTTACTGACTCTAAAGTTTGCAACTACTAAGGATACGAAGCACCAACCTTTTACAGTTAATGCCCCTAAAGGAAACAAATCTCACCTACCGAGAAAACACTTGCAACTAAACTCAGTAAGCTATGACTCAACAATCTTATTCAGACTGTTGAGCCTAAAGGATATACATATAAACAATAGTATAAAATCCGTTTGGCATCGGAAAGACAGGATTCGAACCTGCGACTTCGTGCTCCCAAAGCACGCACTCTAACCAAGCTGAGCTACTTTCCGATAATATAAAAAAGTAATGAGGATAGAGGGAATTGAACCCTCGGTCATAAGCAGTCGCTGCCTTACCTCTTGGCTATACCACGAACTAGTCGAAGTAAAGGGATTCGAACCCTTGGTCTACGTTCTCTTATTGCCTTACCGCTTGGCTATATCCTCGATTGGTTGATTATAACCCTTGTGGGGTGGAGGTAGAATAAGATAATCTACCTCGTTTTTCCCGTATTGGTTCGGGATAACGGATTTCTTTCCCAGTAGTTTTGTGTCGTGCTTAGGACAAATTTTGCCAACTTTAGGTAGGTATGGTATCACCTGATTTTTTGCCAACTCAGGAACAAGATGTTCCCTATCATCTTCTTCTAATAACCTCTCGAAAGAAAGTTCTCGATTCTACCTATAATGAGCTGTACTGTTTTCTGAAAAATACTTTTCTTCTTTTGCTAACTCAGGAACAAGATGTTCGATATATTTGTGTGGCTCTACAAAATATACTTGCTCATTATTTGATTGTACTGTGTAAAGTTTATCTTTTAAATTATCTATATCCTCAGAAAGAACATTTGAATACCAATCTAACCCTGAACGAGCAATCACTCTTGATATGTACTCATGTAAATGCTCTGCATTATTTGGGTTAGGTAAGACATGAACAATATTTAAACCGAATAAACGCAACTCCCTTAACAATCTCTCATCATCAGTTATAAAAATAGCAGTATAGTACCCTGTGTCATAAATCAACTTGATTTTTAAAGCACTCGCTTTAAAAAATTCTTTCTGTTGACTTTCAGACATACCTTTAGTTGCCCTACTTTCATAAATCTCTGCATCAAAATAAATATCCTTATTTTGATTTGTAAGAGTAGTTTTTCCAAGACAAGGAAACGCTGAAATAATAATAGTCATCTTTTACCTTTATTATACCCTTTTTGATTTTAAAATACAAAAGGAAGATGTGGGATTCGAACCCACGCGCCATTTTACCGACCTAACGGTTTTCAAGACCGCCCCCTTATAGCCAGACTTGGGCAATCTTCCGTGTAATGGGGTATAGTGGAATCGAACCACCGTATTCAAGTTGCGCACCTTGAACTCCGTTGTACGGACGGAGGACACACTCGCCAAGTCCTGTGTCTGGCTACCTCTTATAAATATAATACCACCGCAAGGATTCGAACAGTTTTCAAAGAAAACTCCGCTGATCTACCGGCTCGTCTATTGAAGTCATGACTCAACAATAAGCACCATGCTATCGGTGGTAATCAGAAATTAAACGTTTAACCTTCTACCTCACAGTAGAACTCCACCAACTGGTCTCGAACCAGTGACAACTCGATTAACAGTCGAGCGCTCTACCAACTGAGCTATGGTGGAATATGAGGATACCCCTTTGTAAGCTAACCAATGCTCACTAGTTAGGTATCAGTATTAGGTGTAACTTGAAATTTACTAAAGAGACCTAAATCCCTACTCTTTTGTAAAATAATCTGTTGAGTGCAGATGAAATTCAAATGGAACTATGAATAAACTAGCATAAATTAGTTGACCCGCTCGGTAAGTCAAATAAATTCAACTAAATAAACGAAAGTAACTAATCTCTAAGCTAAATTTGAATAGAAGTGAAACTTTAATAAACCTAAGTACCTACTGACAAAAGAGGTATCAAATAACGTTAAGTTCAAAATTCGCCCCATTTGAGTAAATGAACGCGTTTCGTTTGTTTCTCGTTCTTTTTGTCTTTTATGGGTTTCTGTTCCCTAAAACTAAAACTAAACGTTTCGAAAACAAGAACAGGTTCCGCTATGTGAACTACTCCTCCCTACATTCAATTAAGAGGGAGAAGCTTCTTGGGTAGCGTGCAGACTTAGAAGTTAGGTGACTAACTCCCAGAGGTTACACGAATCAACCAAGCTATCCCCGTAGTCCCTACGGTTCAAATAAACTAGACTAAGCTCAACCCTTCTTTGAGAATATTGAGACTATCGTTGCTACAAAGAATAACAATCTTTCCGCCAATGGCGCGAGACGGAATCGAACCGCCGACACATGGAGCTTCAATCCATTGCTCTACCTAACTGAGCTATCACACCTAAAAATGATACCCTCAACACCTCTGGTACCTTATGTCGGAGAACCTTTTAACCAACAGGTTTTTGAACCTCAGCCGAGTACAGTCAGACTGAATTGTTCGTGCTTTTTATTACCTAGAAACTGTACTTCTAAAGTAAAAGGATTTTAAGTGCTTATGGTACTAATTTCCCTATAAGTGGCACTGCCACAGACACAGTTACTTACATATAACCATGTTACACTAAATGATTTAACGACCTTTTACAATCGTTAAACCTGAGTTGCAATGAAATAAATCAAAACAATCCTCCTGGCATGACTCGGACTGGGTTCGAACCAGTGACCCTCGGATTAAAAGTCCGATGCTCCACCAACTGAGCTACCGAGTCTTAATATAGCATTATGTAACTATCCAAAACGTGTCCATCATTTCTCTTGCTAGTTTCGAACCTAACGTTGAAAAACTCCTCCACACCTCATCCGTTTTAGCTACCACCCCTTCACAATAACTCAAAAGTTAGCTACGCTCCATCAACGTTATTGTCGCTCTAGTTCAGTGATTCGAGCAGGGAAATAGTTACAAATTCATCATTTTTGGCTCCCTAAACGCTTTGTCATTGTTTAAGAAATTACACTTCCCTTATGTGTCATCAGAAAGATAATGATGTGGGTTTACACCCAAATCTATAACGATTCCAACAAGATTCGAACTTGTGACAATTCGCTTAGAAGGCGAATGCTCTAT